ATGGGTGCGGCACGCGAGGGCAGGGGCGCGTCGAAGCGAAACAGTTCGGTTGCGGAGCGGCTGATGACGTTGCTGCTTGCGGAGGTCGCGGCTGTCGAAACGACTGAGAAGGACAACGATCCTAACTCTGGTGATGCCGGTTCGCAGGGTAAGGCGCAGTCGGGCAGGGTACTGTCCGGCAAGGAGCGCATTGACACGATTGCGCAGATAACCCGGACGTTGGAAAAGCTGATGGAACTGAAACGGGCCGAGGCGGCGGAAGCGGCAAGCCTTTGGGAGGATCCCGCGGAGACCGAGCGGCTCTCGAGGGAGCTAGTGAAACGGTTGCGGATCCTCGATCGGAAGCGTCGGGAGATTGGCGCTACGGCTTCCGGATCGATGGCGGGGATAGGTCCGGATGGCTGCGATCCTGGACTCATCGGTGCGGGGAATGCCGATATGTCGGGGACCGGTGGCGCTTCCGGATGACTGATGACGAGCTTCTCAGCGAAGCAGCCTGGTCGAACGTTCCGCAAGAGCGCGAAAGACAATACGCGGCCGCAGTGCATCAAGAGGCCCGGAAACTGCCGCTTGGAGTCATCCGACGGGTCATGCCGGAATGGTGGCGCGTGGCGCGATCCGAACAATTGCCGCCGCGCGAGGCCTGGCGGCAGTGGCTGCTGATCGGGGGACGTGGCTCCGGCAAGACGAGGGCGGGGGCCGAATGGATCACGGGATTGGCACTGGGGCTTTCTCCGTTCGCCAGCCTGCCGCATCGGCGGATCGCGCTTGTCGCGGAGACCCTGGCCGATGCGCGCGAGGTGATGATCGAGGGCGAAAGCGGCCTGAAGGCGATCGTCGGCAATGAGAGGCCGGTGTTCGAGGTGACGAGACGACGGCTCGTCTTCGCGAACGGGGCGACCGCGCAGATCTTCTCGTCGGAGGACCCGGATTCGATCCGCGGCTATCAGTTCGACGCAGCCTGGGGCGACGAGCTGGGCAAATGGGTGAAGCCGGAGGAGAGTTTCGACAATCTGATGCTGGCGCTGCGGCTCGGTGAGAGGCCGCGGGCGCTGTTCACGACGACGCCGCGCAACGTGCCTATCCTGAAACGGCTGATGGCCGATCCGCAGACCGCGGTGACGCGGATGCGCACGGCGGAGAACGTGGAAAACCTGGCGCCCGGCTTTCTGGAGGCGATGGCGCGGCGCTACGACGGGACGCGGTTTGGGCGTCAGGAACTGGACGGCGAGCTTCTGGACGATCGCAAGGACGGGCTGTTCGAGAGAGCGTTGGTGGAGCGCTCGCGGGTCACCAATGCGCCGCCGCTGAAGCGGATCGTGGTCGCGGTGGATCCGCCGGCTACGTCGACGAAGCGGAGTGATGCCTGCGGGATCGTCGCCGCCGGAAAGGATGGCGAGGGGGCGATCTACGTCCTGGCCGACGAGAGCCGGCGCGCGGTGAGGCCGGAAAAGTGGGCGCGATGTGCGGTTGCGCTGCTCGAGAGGCTGGAGGCCGACCGGATCGTCGCGGAGGTGAACCAGGGCGGCGACATGGTGGAGGCGGTGCTGCGGACGGTCGCGCCGAACGTTCCCTATCGGGCGGTTCGGGCAACGCGCGGGAAATGGACGCGGGCCGAGCCGGTGGCGGCTCTCTACGAGCAGGGTCGGGTGCGCCATGTCGGCGTCTTTCCGGAGCTCGAAGACGAGATGGCCGATTTCGGCCCGGACGGGCTGAGTGACGGGCGGTCTCCCGATCGGCTGGATGCGCTGGTCTGGGCTGTCACGGCTCTGAGCGGCGACGAGACGAACCCTCGGGTTCGCAATCTGTAACGACATCTTCGAACAGGGGAGAAGGCTGATGGGGCTGACTTCGACGCTTGCCGCCCTCTTCGGCGGCGGTGCCAAGACGCGTGCCGAAACGACGGCGTCCCAGGCAGAGGAAGCGAAATCGACGGGGCTGGGTCTCAGCACCGGCGCGTTCCTCCTGACCGGGCCGGCCGGCGAACATCGAGGTGCGCGAAATTACGAGGCATTGGCGCGGATCGGTTTCATGGCGAACCCGGTAGTGTATCGGTCCGTGCGGCTGATCTCGGAGGCCGCGAGCGCGATTCCGCTCGTTCTGCAGAAGGACGGGCGTGAGTTCGACGACCATCCGGTGCTGGACCGGTTGCGACGACCGAACGCGGCGCAGGATCGGGCAAGCCTCTTCGAAATGCTGTGCGGTCACCTTCTGCTGGCCGGGAACGCCTATCTGGAAGTCGCGGAGGCTGCGGGGGACCTGACAGCGCTCTATGCGCTGCGGCCGGACCGGGTGCGGACGATCGCCGCGGCTGACGGCTGGCCGGAGGCCTACGAATATCGGGTCGGCTCGACGGTGCGCCGAATCGCGGCGGATGGCGAGGGCGACCGGCCCTCTGCGCTCCTCCATCTGCGGCTGTTCCATCCGTTGTCGGATCAGGTGGGGCTGGCCCCGCTCTCGGCGGCGCAGGCCGCCCTCGATCTGCACAATGCGGCGGCGAACTGGAATGCGGCGCTGCTGAAGAACTCGGCGCGGCTGTAACCCGCAAGAACGGATGGCAGAGGCCGGAATTATCCGAAATTAGGCGGAATTCGGTGGGAAAAGCCCGGGGTGGCAGGGCTTTGAGGAGCGTTCGCGAAAGCCGCTCCGCAAAAAGGCTGCGCAAGATCAAATGGCAAGATCCGCATCGACGAGGCGGAGGGCGCGCAAGATCGGATGGCGAAGAGCGGTGCGTTGACTCCTGGTCGCAAAAAAGAACATAAAGAGAACATGCGGCGCGACCATTTGGAGTTTGAGACTTGAAACATGATGCGTTTCGCGGCGGGAGCAGATCCGCAAGCGAATTCCTCGTCTTCCCGCCGCTCGGCCGGCCTTTCTCGGATGCCGACAAGAGCCGGCTGAGCGCCCATATGCGGGCGCATCATCCGGACTACAGCTTCCACATCATCGACGGACCGCCGATGGCGGAAGCCGGCGGCTATCGCGTCATGCCGCTGATCGGCCGGATCGGCGAGGCTGGCGGCTTTCTCTGCGAGAAACCCGATCCCGCGCTCCTCGACGATCTGACGGAAACCGCCGAAGCCTTCGAGACTTCCGCAGAACACCTGGTCCTCAGGAACTAGATCGAGCCTCCAGCCCAGAAGACCCGTCCGGCGACGTGGAGATCCGAAACCTCGCCCGACGGGACCATCTCATCCTCGTAGACGTCACGGTTGTCGCTCCTGAGGATCAGAGATCCGTCGCGCTTCAGGATCACGCGCTTGACGATGAGAAGTCCTGCGAAAACAATCGCATAGATACGACTGTCGACCACGCGATTGATGCCGGTGTCGACCAGTGCCGTGTCTCCGTCCTTGAAGGTCGGGAGCATCGAATCGCCATGGATGTCGAGGAGGCGCACTGCCTTCGGCTCGACCCCTTGAGCGCGAAGCCAGGCACTGCGGAATCCGAAATAACTGACATCGTCGTCCTCGATCTGAACGAGGGCGCCGGGACCGGCGTCAGCGCGGGTGCCGATTCGCGGCACGATGGCGACACGTCCCTCGTCGACCATGATCGGTTCGTCCCGGGAAAGCGTCAGAGACGTTAAGTGCTCCCGTGCACCGCTCCCGGTGCATAGCCAGTCCATCGAAACGCCCGTGGCTTCGGAAATCTTCACCAGCGCATCCATGCGCGGCAGAGTCCCCCCAAGATACTGACGCAAGCTTGCTTCGTGGATTCCTACGCGACGAGCGAACGCATTTCGACTGCCTTCGCCGATTAATTCGAGAAGTCGATCCGAGAACGTACTCATATACGAACTCCGAAACGCCTTCGGAGTTCGGAGAAGCGCTCGTCGGGACTGCAAGATCCCCCATACGCAGGCCATCGAGGCGCATCCGGGAGCGAGTCCTTCGTCTTCGAACTCCGAAACGAGGAATTCGAATATTTACACTTGAATATCGAGTACAATTATACGAATATCCGTAACACCAACCGTTGAACACACCCCGAAAGAAGGCCGGCCTGCCAGCCGGCCGTCAACCGAGGAACCCGAATGAACAGAGCGGCGACGAAACCCCCCGCCGAATGGGACCGCCACACCATCAAGGCGGAAGTGCATCGTCGAGGCCTGTCCTTGAGCGGAATCGCACGTGACGCGGACCTTCCCGAGAGCGCCTGCCGGCTCGCCCTGATGGGCATGAACCGAAAAGGCGCCGACGCCATCGCAGCGGCGCTCGGCATTCCGTTCGACACGCTCTTTCCGAAGGACATGTTCGTCCGCTCGCGTTCGAGCCATGCCAAGCCTAACGCAAAGCCTGGCGGCCCGTCTCGGAAAAACCGAGCCGATCGCTCCGACAGTGCGCGGGTCTCCGCATGACCGTTTCGTCGGTGCTCTTCGATCTCGCTGCCATCGCGCGCTTCCTGCCCGCCCTGATGATCTTCGTCTGTTCGATCGCCGCGATTCGCGGACTGAAGAGCAAGACATGACGGCGAGCGAGTTCATCCGTTCCTGCGTCGCATTCGCCCGCCGGCACCCGGCTGCGGTGCTCGCGATGCCCGAGCCTGAACTCGCCGTCGATCCGCGCGCCCGGGCCCATCACGTCCGAACCGTCTGCGAGCGCGCCCGTAATCAGATGAAGACGACGGCCCGGCTCTGCCTGCGCACGGCGTCCATTCAACCCGACCTTTTCGACTCCTCCAGACAAAGACTGAGTGCATGAGCGTCCAGATAGACATATCCTCGATCGACACCGCAGACCGATTGCGTACGCTCGACCCCGACTGGGTCGACACCCTTGCAGACGACATCGTCGCTTATGGCCAGATGGAGCCGATTCGCGTCGTCGGGACCGGCAATGGCTTCAAGCTGATCAAGGGGGCACGACGGATCGCAGCGCTCCTCAAGCTCGGCAGGACCGAAGTCCGCGCCGAGGTCGTCGAGGGCGACGCTCTAAAGGACGCAGCGGCATACCGGCTCGAAGAGATCAAGGCCACGATGCTGCGCGGCGATCTGACGGCGCTCGATCGCGCGCATTTCGTTGCAACCTGGAAGAGCCTTTTCGACACCGCCAAAGAGACCGGAAAGCGCGGGCGCAAGGTGCCAGCACCGGATCTGGCGGAGAAAGAGGAAGAACAGAGTGCAATGTTTGCACTCAGTTTCTCCGAGGCAGCGCAGCGGGCACTTTCCCTGTCCCGACGTTCGGTCTTCCTCGCACTGAAGATCGCGAGGATCGAAGGCGCCGTGCGGTCGGCGATCGCGCTCCATCCGGTGGCTAAGAACCAGCGGGAGCTGCTTCTCCTCGCCGACCTGACGCCGGTTCGGCAGAGAGCCGTGTGCGATCTGCTCATCGCGGAGGCACCTCAGGCGGTCACCGTGACCGAGGCGATCGCGCTCCTCGACCAGACGGTCGCCACCAATCCGGTCCCCGCCCACGAGCGCATCTACGAGCGATTCGTCCGGCTGAAGCCTTCCGATCGCGAGAAGTTCTACGCGCTCAATCGATCCGAAATCGAAGCCTGGCTCGTCAAGACGGCCGCCAAGAAGGTCGCCTGACCGATGGCCCGGCGTCCGCGTGATCTCCATACCCGCGACCTCTTCGCCGACATCGAGTCGGTCGCCGTCGGCTACGACGAAGTGATCGTCGGGAAGGGGCCCCTTTCGTCGAAAATCGCCCGAATTGTCAGCCGAGCGACACAGGACGCTCGAGAGGACTTCGGGATTACCCGGGCGATGCTGTCCGTGTCGCTTTCCGAACGCCTCGGCCGCCCGGTCTCGGAGGATACGATCGAGAAGTGGGCGTCGGAGGCCGCGGAGGGCAACAGAATCCCACTGGACGCATTCGTGGCGCTGATCGGCGAGACCAAGAGCTACGAAGCGCTCGGCTTCATTCCTTCGATGTTCGGCTTTGCCGTGGTGGAGGCTCGATATGTCGATCTGATCGAGGAGGTTCAGGTCGAGAACCAGATCGAGCTGTTGCAGTCCCGGCGGGCCACCCTCTCTGCAAAGCGCAGGGCGCGGTCATGAAGGTTTCTCTCGCCTCGCAGATCGCCGCCGTCCAGAATGTCGTTGCCGGACGATCTCCCTTCACGCGAGACCAGCAGCTCCTTCAGCAGGAGCATCTTCGTGCGGCTCTCGAAACCCTGCGATGGGTGAAGGCGAACGAAGCGGTCCTTCGGTCAACCCGCAAAGCGGCGATCGGAGGGCGGCTATGAAGGAATGGCTGACCGCACGCGAGATCGCCGCCGAATCGTTGCCGCAACTGCCTCAGACCGAGAGAGCCGTCCAGCTGCTCGCCGAGCGTGAGGACTGGGTCGACCATCCGGCTTTCGCCCGCAGGCGCACGGGGCGGGGCGGCGGCATGGAATATCACCTTCGTCTGCTGCCGACCCTCGCCCTCGTCGCGTACAAGCGACGGCATCTGCAGATCGGTCAGGTCGACGATCGCAATCACGTCGAAGCGGAAACAGCGACGAGAGCCCCGAGCCTGTCTGCGCGGGCCAGCGAAGAGCGGGACGCGCGCCTTGCCATCGTCAACGCGTTCGATCGCTTCCGGAAGAGCTGCCGGCTCAACAACCAGGCGAGCATCCACCTCTTCGTCCAACGGTTCAACGGTGGCGAGCTGCAGATCGAGGACTGGGTCCGCGACCGAATCAGCCGGCTGTCCGGCCGGAGCCTCGAACGCTGGCGCAAACAGAAGCGCGACAGCGGAGCGACCCAAGGGTTCGATCGCGGCGCGAACCGCAAGGGCAAAGGCGTTCTCGACACCGCAAACGGCGGTGCCGTCCGAATCACGATCCTCGCCCTTCTTGCGGACAATCTGCATTTCTCGGCCGAGCACATCCGGGACGTCGTCGAATCGGAATATGGTCGGACCCTCATCGTCGCCTCGAAAGGATCGGAAAAGACCGTTCCGCTCCCGCCAATCCGGACGTTCCAACACTATCTGAAAGGGCTTCGAAGCTCCGAGCGGGTGACCCTCCTGCGGGTCCAGAACCCGGACAAGTTCCGGTCGCATGCGGCACCGCGCGGGACCGGTGCGCTTTCTCACATCCGCGAGCCGAACCAGCTCTGGCAGATCGACGCCTCGCCGACCGACGCGCTTTGCAAGGACGGTCGCAACCACATCTACATGTGCGAGGACATCGCGACGCGGCGCAAGATCATGCACGTCTCCAAGACGCCGCGCGCCTCGGCCGTCGCCCTAATGATGCGCAAGGCCATTCTCGCCTGGGGCGTCCCCGATCTCGTGAAGACGGACAACGGTTCCGATTTCGTCGCGAAGGAAATCAAGCGACTTTTCGAGTCCCTCGGGATCGGGATCGAACTGTCGGCCGCGTACACGCCGCAGCAGAAAGGCCATGTCGAGCGGGCGATCAGAACCTTCCAGCACGACTGCGCGACGATGCTGCCCGGCTTCGTCGGGCACAATGTTTCGGATCGCTCGGCGATCGAAGCCCGAAGGAGTTTCGCCGAGCGCCTTGGTACATCCGATCAGGAAGCGTTCGCGGTCGAACTGACGCGGGACGAGCTGCAAGGCGAGATCGACCGGTGGGTCCGGACCCAGGAGCATCGGACGCACGGCACCCTCGGGATCTCTCCTCATCAGGCCGCGCAGCGGTCGACGCGGCCGGTTCGCCACGTCGACGAGCGTGCTCTCGACGTCCTTCTGATGACCGTGGCGAGCGGCGGCGGTCTTCGCACGGTGACGGCGCGCGGCATCCGGATCGACGGAAGCTATTACATGACGCCGTCGATCCTGCCGGGCACCGCGATCCTTGCCCGAATGGATTCCGACGATCTCGGCCTCGTCTACGCCTTTGCGCCGAACGGCCACGACTTCCTCGGAGTGGGAATCTGTCCGGCACTCTCGGGCGTCGATCCGGCCGCTGCCGCGCGAGCCCTGAAAGCCATGCAGAACGAGATCACGGCCGAAGGCGCCGCCGCCATCAAGGCCGAGATCCGGCGGATCAAGAAGGGCGGCGCCTATCACGAGCGCATTCTCGGCGTCCGCGAGGCCCGCATTCCCGAAAACGTCGTCGCGCTTCCGAAGCGGTCCGAGACCCATTCGACGCCGCAGATCGAAGCGGCACGCGCCGCCTTCGACGAGATGGCGAACCGGCTGGCGAAGCGTCCCTCCGATCCGAAGCTGGTCGAGGCGCAGCGGCGTCTCGTCGAGCGAATGGAAGCTGCGGAAGAGGCGGCGCTCCTCGGCAAGGGGGAGGAGCGGACGAGGGCCCGCGAAGCCGAGATCGAGGCCGACCGGATCGCTCATCTGCCGACAAGCGTCCGGGCGCTGCCTGAAAGCGCGAAGGCGAAATACGTCCGCATGGTCGGGATCCGGCGCCGCATCGAGGCGGGCGAAGTCGTCGATCCGCAGGATGCCATCCTGCTCGGCCGGTACGAGACAACCAGCGAATTCAAGGGTCAGCAGAAGGTCCACGAGGCCTTCGGCGACGAGTACCTCGCCCAGTAGCGAGCGAAAAAAAGACCCGGCACGAGGGCCGGGTCTGAAGAGAAGAGCGGTTCGAAAACCGCCGCTTAGCAAGGAGAGAATGATGGCGGACAGCCTCTACGTCAATAGGCCGGCAGCGTTGAAGAACGTCGCGCTGTTCTCGGCCCTCATATCGAAGGTGGTCGACCGACATGCCGGACTGCCCGGGCTCGCATGTTTTCATGGTGCTTCCGGTCTCGGCAAGACGAAGTCGGCGATCTTCGGCGCGAACCAGTACCGGGCGGCCTATGTGGAATGCGGCCAGCTGACCACCGCGCGCAGCCTGCTCATTTCCATCCTGCGCGAGATCGGGGTGGTCAAGCCGCGGGGAACCGCGACCGACATGATCGAGGAGGCCGTCGAGCTCCTCGCGATGGATCGCCAGCGGCCTCTGATCATCGACGAGGCGCATCACGTCGCACACAAGCGCTTCGTCGACGTGATCCGGGAGCTGCACGACAAGTCGCTCGCCCCGATCATCCTGATTGGCGAGGAGACGCTCCCAAAGCAGCTCGAAGGTCACGAGCGCGTCCACAACCGCATGCTCGACTGGGTCGCAGCAATCCCCTGCGACGAGGAAGACTTCCGGCAGCTGATGAAATCGGTCTGCCCGGGGATCGGAATCTCCGCGGACCTTGCGACTGCCATGCTGGAGAAGACCCGCGGCAACACACGGCGCCTGGTCGTCAATCTGGCCAAGGCCGAAGAGTGCGCTGCCGGCGAAGGCGTCGACACGGTCGACCTGAAGATCTTCGGCGGCATCGAGGCGATCGTCGGGGTCAAGGCTCCGGCGCCGCGCGCCTGGGGGGCCGCATGACCCCCGGCACCAAGCACACCCGCGTGAAGGCGATCTTCGAACTGCCGCCATCCGAACAGAGGACCTGGATGATCGTCCAACTGCTCGACGGACAGGGCACCTGGACGATCACGGACGTTGCCCTCTTCGCAGGCGACCGGCCGAACGTCGTCCACAACTACGTGGCGCGACTGGAAAAGGCAGGCTTCGTCAAGCGGGTTGGTAAAGCTGCGCCCGAGGCCGGGCGTCATGGAAACGATCCTCACCTGTTCGAAGTCGTCCGAAAGAGCGTCGAGGCTCCCCGGATCTCACGTGACGGCACGTTGATGCCGGAGCGGCAGAACCAGCGCATCTGGCGCACGATGCGGATGCTCAAGGAGTTCACGATCCCCGAACTCGCCGGCTACGCCTCGGCCGCGGGCGATGAAATCAAAGTCACCAGCCTGCGCACCTATTGCGCCTATCTGAAGCGCGCCGGCGTGATCGAGGATCTCGGCCGCACACATCACCGCGGGCCGAAACGCCTGAAGCTCGCAAAGAAGCTTGGACCGCGCGCACCCCGGATTCTGACCGCCAACGTCGTCTACGACGCCAACGCCAAGGCGACGGTCGGCATCGGCGACAGTCGGGAGGCGCGCTCATGAGCCGGCTTCAGCATCGCGACGAGCATGCGTTTCGCACGAGGGCGGCCGAGCGATGGGGCGAGGTCCCGGACTGGGTCGAGGAACTTGCGACCCTTGCCGACATGCACGGCCTCAAGGGGGCCGCGCAGAAGATCGACCGGGCGTCTTCGACCGTCAGTCAGATCATCTCGAAGACCTATCGCGGCGACCTGCCCGGTATCGAGGAGCGTGTCCGTGGCGCGCTCATGGGCAGCGTCGTCGACTGTCCGATCCTCGGCCAGATCGGCCGCGACCGCTGCCTGACCGAACAGGTCGAGCCCTTCCGCTCCACCAGCGCCATGCGCGCGCAGCTCTACCACGCCTGCCGCGGTGGCTGCCCCCATTCCCGTCACACACCGGCCCAAACCAAAGGAAACAGCAATGACTAAGACGATGACCCGCGCCGCGAAACCATCCCGTCTGGAGCAGCCGCTCCTGGAGCTGATGCGCTGCCACAAGCGAAAGCTGGACGGTGTCGCCGACGGCATCTTGACGCTCGGCATGCCCGACATCTGCGAGATGGCGAAGAGCGTCGGCACGATGCAAGAGCTTCTCGAAGAACAGGAGCGCCAGGAGAGGCCCTCCCTGACGACGGCCGACTGGCTCGGCCGTGCCGAGCTGCAGATCAACGAACTGCGCCGCCTCGCTGCGCGCGGTGGACTCGATGGGGTCACCCTCCAACGGTCGATCGATGCGGCGATGACCCAGCTGGTCGCGGCGCGCGCCGCGGCCGGACGGAGGCCGTGATGCGCACGCACTCCTCCTCCTGCACCGGCTTCCGAAGCCAGACCGAAGCCGTTCTGACGCTGCATCTCAACGGTCTGTCCTGTCATCAGATCGCGGACAGGACAGCCCTGCCGACACACCAGGTGCATTCGCTTCTCACCCAGGCGAAGACGCGGCGGAAGCATCGAAAGCGGCTCGAAGAGCACGCCTGGAGCGATGCGATGGGCGATATCGCGCCCGCCGCCAAGGAGACGCTGCGATGCCAGGCGGCGCTGCGGGACCTCACCGTCGAGGATTTTGCGGCACTGATCGTCGAGACCGTCGCCTGCGCGGGTCTGATCGACGCCGTGCTCGACGATGGCGATCGGCCGAAGGTCGCCCGCCACACCTCACGAAAGGACTTCGCATAATGGCCGCGGATACTCTCGAACGGCCGGAAGCGGTCGAGGACAAGCCCCTGCCGCCCGGCGCCCAGGAGGTGAACGGCAAGGTCTATCTGCCGGACTCCAAGGGCAATCTCGTCCCCCTCGACATGGTGCGGCCGGACGATCGGCTCGAAGACGAGACCGTGCGGAAGATCATCGGCTTCGCCAGGGAGCTGTCCGCCCAGATCGCGCGCTTCAAGGGCCACACGATGGAGGATCTCGGCGCGTTCCAGGCGATCCTCGATCAGGAATACGGCGCCAAGCGTGGCGGCGCGAAGGGCAATGCGACCTTCATGACCTTCGACGGACTGATGAAGGTCCAGGTCCAGCAGGCCGATCTCATCGAGTTCGGCGCGCAGCTGCAAACCGCAAAGAAGCTCGTCGACGAATACCTGACGAAGCTCACGGCCGATTCATCGGCGGAGATCGAGGCGTTCGTGAAGAAGGCCTTCGACGTCGACAAGGAAGGCCAGGTGAACCGCGCCGAGCTCTTCCGGTTGCGGCGGCTGCGTATCGACGATCCGCTCTGGCAGGAGGCCATGCGGGCGATCACCGAGGCCGTCCGCGTGGTCGGGTCGAAGGAGTATGTCCGCTTCTACGAGAGAGACGCGCCGGACGGCGAATGGCAGGCCGTCACCATCGACCTCGCCAAGGCAAAGGAGATCGTGACGCCATGACGGAGATGGTCATTACCGCCGTCCTGCGCGTCGGGCCCGGGACCTCCGCCCAACAGGTCGCCGACTGGCTGGAGAGCGAGTCGAAGTGCGCAGGGTATCCGATCCGGGTTGCGCAGGTGCTCCCCTACGATCCGCCGCGTGCCGTCGATCCCAGCGCGACCGATCTCGGCGATCCAGAAGGATAGCAGAATGAACAACATACAGCCCGAACTGGCTAGCTTTTACTCTATTTCTTGCGGTCCGCTATTCCTGAGGTTTCCGCATGTGCGCCCTTCTTTGGGCTGCCAGCTGCGGGCGCTTCGGCTGTGTATAGAGGAGGTCAAAGAGTGCGCGGGTAGTATCGAGAAGATCTTCGGTGTCGTTTTACTCGAGATATGCTCGATGTACGCCGTCATTCCCGGCTTCTTGAATACAAGCGGAGAGATCCTTGGGATCTTTCGGCAAACCTCCGCTCTCGAAGAACCAACGATGGCGCAAGCGTCGCTGAGGAGCAATCGGCCCGTTATCGATGTCTTCCGCCGGCGGAAGACCCAAAGTAGCCAGATCTATCCCAGTTCTGAGCATCGCGCCGGCCGCAGTCCAGCAATCAGTCGCTACCGAGGCCGCTCCTTCCTTGGATACACGCGCGATATTTTTCGCAAGGTAAGGACGTGGATCTTCGGCAGAGATGTCTCGAATACGAATGTATCTTGCGACTCAAACAACGCGTTTTGCCGACCCGACCAGACCCGCAATCCCCACTTTCTCCAGGATCAGGGCGGATTTGGTGCTTTTCTGTTTCAAAACGAAGATAGTGCCTTTCAAACATGCTCTGCAAATGCAGAAGGCCTCGAAGACACTCGACCATCCATCCACGACTCGTATGTGGTGATCCGCTCTTACATCGAATGTTGCCCGTGTTGCTTTACAGCGGGGGCAATCCGCAATCAGTTCGCTCAAACTCGTTACTCCAGACCCACAAGTCGCTCCTTCTACGGCCTGCGAACCCCTAACATACGAAAAGTTTCGACTGTTTTGGATAGCTGCCTATGAGTGCGCTCGCGGCTATCCACGTCGGCAAAAAGCAGCTTGGGCTCGACGACGATACCTATCGCGACCTCCTGCAGCGCGAGACCGGGCAGCGGAGCGCGAAGGACCTAACCTCGGCGGAGTGCGACCGGGTCCTGGGCGCCATGCGCCGCGCTGGCTTCAAACCCGGTTCGAACGGCCTTCGAAAGCCCCTCGAAGGGGACTATGCGCGGAAGCTGCAGGCGCTCTGGATCGCGCTATGGAATCTCGGCGCCGTGGCCAACCGTGACGATGCGGCCTTGCTCGCCTTCGCCAAGCGCCAGTGCGGGATCGAGCGGACCGAATGGATCCGCGATCCGGACGACGCCAAGGCTGTCATCGAAGCGCTGAAGTCCTGGTGCGAACGCGAAGGCGTCGTCTGGACGGTCTCCCGGCGTACCTACGAGGTCGCGCGCCAGCACGGCTATCACATCGCCCAGGCGCAATGGCGAAAGCTCACCGGCCAGATGATTACGCCGGCCTTCTGGGCGGCAATCTCGGAGATCCTCAAGCGAACCGTAACGCCGGAGCGGCCGCCGTCGAATGCCGAATGGCAGCGGGTGATGAACGCCTTCGGCAAGCGCCTCAGGCTGCGTTCGATGCAGACACGGAGGGCCGGGTGATGGCAAACAACACTTTCTCGCATGTGGGCCAGGATTTGCGAGCCGCAGCTGCTGCCTTGAACCGTTTCACCATCGACGACGTCGATGACGAGTTCCCGATCGCGCATCTCAAAGCGCTCGATCGCGCCGGCTTGATCCGTCGCATCGATGTCGATGATGTCGATCTCCACGACGACGTCCTCGAAGGATTCGAAGTCGAGGACGAGATCTGGACCCTGACGGAAGAGGGTCTTGCGTTCCTTAAAAGGGCGGCGGCTCAGTGAAGCGACGGCGGACCCATGTGCGCGTCAGCGATCATGCCGTGCTTCGGTATCTGGAGCGCGAGCATGGGCTCGACGTCTCGGCCGTCAGGCAGCATCTCGCCGATACCGCGCGACCGGCAGCCGAAATCGGCGCGATCGCGGTTCAGGTCGAAAAGGTCAGACTGCTCTTTCAACACTCGCCCCGCCAGGTGACCGTCGTGACGGTCCTGCCGCGTGGTCCGCTTTTGCCAAACCGGAGACGAACGAAGTGAGCGCCGCCGGGTCGATCAATCGGGTCGTCGGCGGGCCGCGCCTCGAGCCGCCCGATTCGCTCGACTATTTCCCGACGCCGCCCTGGGCGACCCGCGCGCTCTTCCACCACATTCTCGGGCGCCGCCGCTTTCTCGGGATGACCTGCGAAGAACCGGCCTGCGGCGAAGGGCACATGGCCTATGCGCTGGAGGAGTTCTTCAGCGAGGTCCGGGCGAGCGATGTCTTCGGCTATGGCTACGGCGACGTCCGGGACTTCCTCGACGAAGTTTCCTGGACGGCGATCGAACGGCCGGACTGGATCGTGACCAATCCGCCCTTCGGCGCGAAGATCGTCGACTTCATGGCCCGGGCGATCGGCCGGGCCCGGCATGGCGTCGCCATGTTCATCCCGACCGTGAAGCTCGACGGGATGGCCCGGTACCGGCAGGTCTACCGGCCGCATCCGCCGCGGATCCACGCCCAGTTCGTCGAGCGGGTGCCTCTTCACAGGAAGCGGTGGGATCCGGAGGGCGATACCTTCACCGCCTATTGCTGGCTGGTCTGGGAGCGGAGCGCGTCGAGCGGGCTCTTGCTTCCGCCCAAGCCGACCGTCTGGATTCCGCCGTCCCGCGCCGAGCTGCACTATACCCGCGACGTCGAGCGGTTCGGCCATTCGATCTGGTCGCCCTGGCAGCCAAAAGAGGACGGGGTGGCGGCATGACGTTGCCGGCGCTTCTGGAGGAGATTGCCGAGGTCGCCGGCGAGGAAGCGGCGATGAAGCTTGCGGCCGCACATGGCGGGACGCGGCGCTACATCCCGGGCGACGCATCGGACGGTCACTGGCTGCCCCGGCTCGTCGGCCGCGAGGCGGCGAACCGGATCTGCGCGCATTTCTCCCACATGGACGAACAGGGCAACCCGGTCGGCCAGCAAGTTTTGCTGCCGCTCGGCGCGACCGGATCGTTGCGCGATGCGCGCCGGCGTGCTGCAAAATGTATTGCAAATGGCGGCTCGGCGGCGGATGCTGCCCGCGCGGCCGGTCTCACCGAACGCACCGCCTACCGGATCCGGCGCCGGATGAAGGCCGCGGACGACCGGCAGGGCGATCTCTTCTCCTGATCGTGCTGACACCTGTCAGCATCATGTGTGGCCTCCCAACCGGCGATAGTGCTCGCATCATCCCCGTTCAGCGAGCCTTACATGCGCCCGATCGACGAAATCATCGTGCATTGCACGGCAACCCCCGAGGGGCGCGCGGTCTCCGTCAAAGAGATCGACGCCTGGCACCGCGCCCGCGGCTGGTCAGGCATCGGCTATCACCGGGTCATCCATCTCGACGGCCGCGTCGAGACCGGCCGTGCCATGGAAAAGATCGGGGCACATGTGGCAGGCCGGAATTCGAGAACGGCCGGTATCGTCTATGTCGGCGGGGTCGCCGCGGACGGCGTGACCGCGAAAGACACGAGAACGAAGGCCCAGACCGAGGCGCTGGTCGAAGAGCTGCGCCGGACTTCGGCCCTTACCGGCGCCCTCAGGATTTCCGGCCACCGGGACCATGCCGCGAAGGCCTGCCCGTCCTACGACGCGACGGCCGAATACAAGGGTCTGCTCGGCAGAGCCGCGCCGGTTCTCGACGCGATGGCCGACGAGATCCTGGAGCGCGGCGAACGTGGTCCGGACGTCGCCGCCTGGCGCCGGGATCTCGACATCTGGCGCGACCGCATCGCGCATCCCTGGGGCATGCCGGACGGCGATGCCTTCGACCACACCGTCGAGCTGGCGACCCTCCACTTCCAGAAGACCCGCGGCATCGTGGCGGACGGCAAGGTCGGTCCACAGACCCGGGAGGAAATGGAACTGGCGCTCGCCGGCAAGCCGCCGTTCCAGGCGATTCCCGAACACGATGACGATCCCGGCGTCCTCGCGGCGGTCGCCAAGCTCAAGGGCGCTCTCGGCGACCTCGGCCACCCAGCCTGATCTCAAAGCCCCTTCAAACCATCTTCGAAAGGACGTTCCATGCACCTCTCTGTCCGCCGGAATGCCGGCGATCCCCTGATGCGGCTCGCCCTCGGCCTCATCTCCGCGGCGATCTTCGCCGTTCTCTTCACAGCTTTCGTCGTGCTCATGACGATCGGAGCGACGACGGCCGCGTTCGCACAGACGGTTGCTGACGGCGCAATCGATCTCGGGCCGCTGGTCGAGGTGCTCCTGCCGATCGCGCTCTCGGTCGCGGCCGCGATCTGGGCGGTTCTGCGGTTCTGGGCCTTTCGGCTCCTCAAGCGAAAGACCGGATGGGATCTCGACGCCATGATCGGACCAATCGTCGATCAGGGTCTTCAGCGCGGGATCGACTTCGCCACGGAGAGGCTCAAGGACCGGGCGATCGGCGGCATACCGGTCAACATGAAGAACCAGGCGATCGAGACGGTCGCGGATTACGCAATCGACAAGCTGCCGGACGCGCTCAGGCATTTCGGCCTGGTCGACGCCGATCGCAGGCCGACGACGAAGCTCTCCGAGATGATCGAGGGCCGGCTCGAAGGCTGGCTGGTCGATCCCGAAACGGAACGTGCCGACGCTCAGCTGGCAAGATCGGCCAGGACCTGATCGAACCATGCAGCATCAGCCTTCCTTCGCAGACCAGGTCTGGCGTTTCCTGAACTGGCTCTTTCCGGACTGGGCCCGGTCGATGGAATATGTCGGCGTCTTCGGGCTCGGCGGCTGGGCGCTGTTCCTTCTTCGTCATCCGGACGTCCTTCAACGCGGCAGCTTCCGGGGTTTCTCGGCGCTGCCGGCGAATGTCTGGGCGCTCCTCATGGGGGCGACCGCGTTCGTCCAGTTCGTGGCGATCGTCGCGCCGAAGGTGCCCGGCCGGGCGACGTTCCGATTCGTCGCGATGGCGCTCGCTGCAGGTTTCTGGGCCGTCGTCGCCTTCAACTTCGGTGTCAGCGGGACGCCGTCTACGGGAACGCACATGTACGCGACATGGGCTGGCCTGTCCGCCCTCGCAGGAGTCTGGCTCGGATGTCTTACGATAAAGTCCTGACCGGCTCCTTCGAGCAGTACGGGCTGTTGGGTCTCGTCGTGGCCGGACTGGTGATCACCGTCGTCCTCGGCGTCGTCTTCATCCTGAAGTGGACCGGTTTCACTGCCTTCGGCGACCGTTCGAAGCTCGTCGACGCCAAGGCGATCGTGAAGGTCAGCGAGGGAGTCGATGCGATCGCGACCGACCTCAAGAATCTGGATCGCCGCGTCGCCGCCGTCGAGAAGGACGTCGGCGATCGCGCGACCCGGCAGGAGGTCCACGATCTCCAGCTCTCGATCGCGCGAATGGAGGGACGGTTCGACCTGATGGAGGCGAGCATGAAGGCGATCGGCGGCTCGGTCACCCGCATGGAGGACTTTCTCTTGAGAATTTCGGAGAGGGGCAAATGAACATCTTCGCGGGCTATTCGAGCCACTATGACGAGAACGCCCGACTGACGATCCTCCGGGCGCTGGCGGCGCAACCGGACGGGCGGCTCAACGACGGGGTTCTGATCAAGGAACTGCAGGCGTTCGGGATCAATCGCGGGCGGGACTATCTCCACCAGCAGCTCGACTGGCTGGAGACGAACGCCCAGGCGGTGAAGCTGCGGCGTGTCGAGACCGTCATCATCGCCGAATTGACCGAGGCGGGCGAAGACCATGTCGAGAAGCGCCGCGTGCTTCCCGGCATCGTCCGGCCGAGCCGGACGCGGGGCTGACCGTCATGGCGGACCGCGTGAGGCGAGGACGGCTTTCCTCGATCGACCTTCTACCCGCCGATGCCGACGGCATCGTCCAGTGGGCGGTCGCGGAACTGCAGTCGCGCGAGCGGACACAGCTCGACATCCTGGTCGAGATGAACGGCAGGCTCGAGGAGATCGGCTGCGATCCGATCTCGCCGAGCGCGTTCAACCGCTATTCGACCCGGCTTGCGGCCACGACGCGCCGGCTGCAGGAAACCCGCGACATCGCGACGGCCGTGACGGAGAGGCTCGGGCCGGACAAGGCCGACGACATCACCATCATGCTCGTCGAGATGATCAAGTCCTCGGTCTATTCGATCCTCGAAACCGGGCAGGTCGACACGCAAGGCGTGATGTTCCTGGCGAATGCGCTGAAGTCGGCGCTCGCGACCCAGAAAGTCTCGGCCGATGCGCGGCGATCGGCCGAGGCCGAGACTCGGAAGAAGCTCGACGAGGCGGCGAAGGCGGTCGAGGTCGTGGCGGGGGAGAAGGGATTTTCGGCCGAGACGGTGGAGGCGATCAAGGCGCGGATTTTGGGAGTGGTGGGGTGAGCTCAATCAGATCGGTACAGAGGGCACTCGATGGAGAATGTTTCTCCAGAAGACGTGCTAGCTGTGAGCGACATCGGGATGTCTTGCCAGTTAATGCCCAGTGGAAAATTGACGCTCAAAGGCTCCTTTGGAAGGCCAGACCTATCGCACTCGAACAACTCGAACGTCGAGATTGCTTTCTCGATCGGGTATGTTTCGCCATCGGCATTATTCAAGAATTTGGGCGGAGAGCCTTTCCAAAACCAACCTTGATCGAAATTCAAAAGTTGGCGCATGATTTCCGCCTGTTGCTTCGAATTAAAGTGGCCGAGCCAATTGAGGCCAGATGTCTCTATGATGAACGTCGCATCACTGAGACCAAGAAAATGGAAATTGCCAATTATAGATTCTGGAAAGTAGTCAAAGGCCTCAAATTTTATCGTGCTTCCATCGAGGCGGTTGTAGTATGTTTCGATGCTACCGCCAGACGCGATGTTGAAGACATTTCCTCCTTGGAGATCTGCGTCATTGAAGACTACTTTGCCCGCCACTTCCACTTGGCTCTTGGTGGTTTTCATCGTATCGAGTTGAACGTCTTCCCCAACAAGCGAAACAGTGGCTCCATTCCACTCACATCCCGCAAAGTTCGTTTGGTTTGCTTTCAACACTATGTTGACACCGGCTTCGAATCTGCACGATCCCAGATCTGCGCCGCTTACATTTGCTTGGAATGCGAGCCTTTCCTCGCTCTTCTTATCAGTTCTCAGAGTCAAACCACGCAAATAGACGCCGTTCTCGCAAGCCGCGGTCGTTGCGTCTCCGCCTCCCAATCTACTGCAGGAGAAGTCCAGCCCAACCAATTCGGTACCGCGTCGAGCCAATTCTTCAATTGCTTCGACCTTCCCGCTGTTTCCAGACGCGGGAGTTGTCAGAAGTTGCCAATACCTCGCCGTCTGCTCGGATTTCAGATCTTCCAGCTGTATGTTAGTGATCCGGCTTTGTTCTTGTGTCGCGCGAAGGCTCAGCCAAGTCGCGACGAGAGTAAAAAGGAAAGCACCCGCCACAATCATCTTTGTAACTGGATGCTCTTCAAACTCTTTCACAAAGGCCACAATCCATTGCCAAGTCGATTGGCTGGGCTGCGGAGGATCATCTCGAGGCGGCGGTTCGACCATGTACTTCGTCATCGCTCAATCTTCAAAAACGCATTCGAGCATATATCCTCACAAAACCAAGCGTTGCGTCAATGACCGCATTAATAGCCGAAGCCGAATGGGCCGAGCTGCGGCGCGAGGCGATGGCGGTCGTGCCGGCGGAGATCGACGGGCTGCCGGACGTGCTTCTTTCCTATCAGCAAGAGCTCGTCTTTTCGGTTTCGACCTTTGCGCTGACCGTCACGGACAAGTCGCGCCGGATCGGGGCGACCTGGGGCGTCGGGGCAGCGGCCGTGCTGACCTCCGGCGCGAAGCGCACGGCCGGGGGCATGGACACCCTCTATCTCGGCTACAATCTCGACATGGCCCGGGAGTTCATCGACACCTGCGCCATGTGGGCGAAGGCCTTCAACCAAGCCTCGTCCGGCGTTCAGGAGTTCCTCTTCACCGAACAGGGCGAAAAGGGCGAGGACCGCTCGATCCAGGCGTTCCGCATCACCTTCGCCTCCGGGTTCGAGATCGCGGCACTGTCCTCCAAACCGCGCTCTCTGCGCGGCCGCCAGGGCTTCGTCATCCTCGACGAGTTCGCGTTCCACGACGATGCCGAAGAACTGCTCAAGGCGGCGATGGCGCTGCTCATCTGGGGCGGCAAGGTGCTGGTGATCTCAACCCATAACGGCGTCGACAACCCCTTCAACCAGCTGATCCAGGAGATCCGCGAGGGCCGGCGCCCCGGCAATGTCGTGCGCTGCACCTTCGACGACGCGCTGAACCAAGGGCTCTACAAGCGCATCTGCCTGATCCGCGGCCGGGAATGGTCTCCGGAAGCGGAGGCGCAGTTCCGGGCGGAGATCCGCGCCTTCTACGGCGACGGTGCGGCCGAGGAGCTCGACTGCATCCCGTCCCAGGGCTCGGGCGTCTATCTGACCTCGGCGCAGATCGAGGCCTGCATGTCGCGAGCCATCCCCGTGCTGCGGCTCTCCTGTCCGCAGGGGTTCGAGCTGAAGGACGACGCGACCCGGTTCACCTTCGTCGCCGACTGGCTCGGCGAACATGTCGACCCCGCGCTCGCGAAGCTCGATAGGCGCTGCCGGCATTCCTACGGGTTCGACTTCGGCCGCTCGGGCGATCTCTCGATCCTGACGCCGCTCGCCGAAGAGCGTGACCTCACCCTGCGCGCGCCCTTCGTGCTGGAGCTTCGGAACGTGCCCTTCCGCCAGCAGGAGCAGATCCTCTTCCACGTTGCCGATCGCCTGCCGCGCTTCGGCTCGGGCCGGCACGATGCGCGCGGTAACGGCCAGTTCCTCGCCGAATACGCCATGCAGCGCTACGGCGCGCTGGCGGTCGAGCCGGTGATGCTCTCCCAGGGCTGGTATCTGGAGAACATGCCGCCGCTGAAGGCGGCGATCGAGGACCGGACGGTGCTCTTCGCGGCCGACGCGGACCTGAAGGCGGATCTCCGCCAGATCCAGATGGTGCGCGGCATCCCGATGGTGCCGAACGATGCGCGCACCAAAGGCGCGGACGGGGGGCAGCGGCACGGCGACTTCGCGGTCTCGCTCTGCCTCGCCATCGCGGCCGCCAAGGCCGATCATGTCGAATACGGCTACACGCCGGCGCACGAGGCCGACGCCAGTTCCTTCGCGTTCGGCGACGGACTGGACCGGATGGCGGACGGGGAACGGACGTTATGGTGAAGGCATCCATCCACCGCTTCATGGACCGCTGGGGCCGCTCGCCGGACGCCGGCTCGCTGTCGATGGAATTTGCGACCCCGCAGGAGGTCGGCCCGCGCCGGGTGATCGGCGAGACAATCATTTCCGGGCTTGGGCCGCGGCGCCTGGCTTCGATCCTGCAGGAATCGGCCCAGGGCCGTAACCTTTCATATCTGACGCTCGCCGAGGAAATGGAGGAGCGATACCTCCACTACGCCTCGCAGCTGCAGACGCGGCGTCTCGCGATCGAGGGGATCGCGCCGTCGATCGAGCACGACGAGACCGTGCCGGCGAAGATCGTCGATGCCGTCAACGCGCTCATCGAGGGCGACGCATTCGAGGAGATGAGCGGCTCGCTGACCGATGCGATCGGCAAGGGCTATTCCGTTTCCGAGATGATATGGGAGTACCAGGACCGGGTGCTGCAGCCGGTGGAATACAAATGGCGCGATCCGCGCTTCTTCCAGTTCGACGAGGCAACCCGGACCGAGCTACGCCTGCGGGACATGAGCGACATCCGCAACGGGCTCGAACTTCCAGCCGCGAAGTTCATCGTCCACGAGCCGCGCACCAAGATGGGCCTGACCATCCGGCGCGGCATGGCGCGGCCCGCCGCCTGGGCGTTCCTGATCCAGAGCTACTCGCTGAAGGACTGGGCGGCTTTCGCGGAGATCTACGGCGTGCCGCTGCGCGTCGGCAAGTATCACGCGAATGCATCCGACAAGGACAAACGCTCGCTTCTGAGGGCCGTGCGTGACATTTCCAACGATGCGGCCGCGATCATCCCGATGGGCATGGAGTTCGAGTTCGCCAAGGTCGAGGGCCAGCACGGCGAGAGCGTCTTCGGCGGACTGCTCGACTATTGCGACAAGCAGGTCTCCAAACTGATCCTCGGCCAGACGATGACGTCCGACGACGGCTCGTCGCAAGCCCAGGCCAACGTCCACAACGACGTGCGCCTCGACATCCTGAAGGCTGATGCGAAGCAACAGGCCCAGACGATCAACCGGGATCTGATCCGGCCCTTCGTCATCATGAATTTCGGCGAGCAGGCGGTCTATCCGCGCGTCGCCTTCCCGGTAGCCGAACCTGAGGACATCAAGGGCCTGACCGACGCCGTCTCCCGGATGGTGCCGCTCGGACTGAAGGTCTCCCAACGCGAGATGCGCGAGCGGATCGGCCTCGGCGAGCCTGAGGACGACGAAGAGCTGTTGGTTCCGGAAGCAAAGGCACCGGCGATCGAGGTGAAGCCGGGCACGGCGGGCGTCGCGAGAGAGAGCGAAACGGTGCCACCGACCAGCCTTGCGGTCCACACCACCGGCTGCCGCTGTTCGTCCTGCGCGATCGCGACCCTCGCGGCCAAGCCGGCGCCGGTTGATGCCGTCGACGAGGTCGAGCAGCTCGCCGCCGAAGCGCTGTCGGAATGGGAGGCGATCGCCGACCCGATCCTGACGCCACTGCGGGCGATCATTGCCGAGGAAACGACGTTCGAAGGGGTCTTGAAGCGCCTCGAAACGGAAGGTCCCGACACACGCCGGCTCGCGGCCGCACTCGCCCGATCGACGGCGATCGCCCGCGGTATCGGCGACGTCGATGATTAGTGCCGCACGGGTCCCGACGCGCCGCCGAATGGTAACACTCGCCCGTGCTTTATAAGGACTAGCGCCCGATGGCCGAGATCGCCCGCGCCTTCCGGACGCCCGAAGCCGTCACGTCCTATTTCGACGGGAAGGCCGACCGGCCGGCCTTCTCCTGGCTCGACGTCTTTGGCGAGGAGCATGCCCACGCCTTCACCGTCGCCAAGGCGGTCGACGCCGAGCTGCTCGGCACGTTCCGCAAAACGATCTCGACGGCGATCGCCGAGTCCAAGAGCTTCGAGACCTGGCGAGGCGAGATCCAGGACGAATTGGCAAAGCTCGGATGGTGGGGCCCGCGCCGCATCGGCGATCCGGCCGGGGCCGATCCCGACAAGCTCGCCGACTTCTCCTCGCGGCGCCGGCTGGAGACGATCTTCTGGACGAACATGCGAACCGCGCGCGCGGCCGGGCAGTGGGAGCGCATCCAGCGCACCAAGCGGGCGCTTCCCTATCTCCTCTATGTCCGGTCCGCCTCGGCCGAGCCGCGCGCGGAACACCTGCGCTTCGTCGGCATCATCCTGCCGGTCGACCATCCGTTCTGGTCGACCCACTTCCCGCCGAACGGCTGGGGCTGCAAGTGCTCGGTGCGGCAGATCACCCGGCGCGAGGCCGAGCAGCTCTTGGGAACCGAGCCCGATCCAGACGACGAAAGCGCCATCCGCTACACGAACAAGGCGCCGGACTTCGGCAGCCGCGAATTCAGAAATCGCCGCACCGGCGAGGTGACATCGGTGCCCGTGGGTATCGACCCCGGCTGGCAGACCAATCCGGGTCTTGCCAGGTCGCGAACGCTGCTCGACACCCTTTCGAGGCGGCTCGAAGAGCTGGCACAGGTGCCGGGCGGGGCAGGCAACGCTCGGCGGATGGCGAAGGAACTCTGGAGCGATCCCTATCAGCGGCTCGCGCCGTTGCTGCCCGAGAAGGTCTGGATGCCGGCGGGTGTGGCGCCGGAGGTCGCGGCCGCGACGAATGCGGTTTCGCCAATCGTTTCGATCGACTCGGCGGCGGTGGCGGCGCGGATCAAGGCGCCCGACGGCAGCTATACTGATTTCATTACGCTGCCCGAGCTGCTCTTTACGGGCGTCGCCTTTCAGGATCCGAAACCTGGCGAAGACGAGGCAAACGAGCGAACGGTCGTGAAGCGGATCGGCAAGACCTGGTGGAAGGCCGTTGTCAGGCGATCGGAGACTGGCCTTTTACGGGTGCGCTCGCTTCACCAGCGGCCGGATCGGTCTGTCGCCTTCGAGATCCTCGACGCGGGGCTCGGTACGGATGGGCTCCTGCGCGCAGGCTTTGCCGCAGAAGAGATCGAGCCGATGGTGAAGAGATGGAAGAGGCAGCGAGGGGAAGGGGCCAACCCCGGATAGACTGAAGCCTACGCCCGATTTATGCACCGCTGCGAAGTGCATATCGTATTTTGGCAATTGGCTGGCAATTCGAACAGTCAGAACTCCGGGGACGCTGTATAGCAATGCATGAAGACTGGAGCGCCATCCGCTTTCTTCCGAACGTCGCTTTGGAGCAACCGCTAGAAACTTCGCAAGTCGCTCTCATGTCGTGTTGCGATGAGAGAGTTCAGGGCTTGGCACATGCGTATCCGGCGTTTGGTGATTTCCTTGGAAAATTTCGGGATGAGTTTGGCATGGAGCTCGAGCCGACAGTGCTACTCTATCGCTCAGATTCTCCTCAAACCATTCGAACGTTAGAGGCGTTGGCAGGATTTCGGGATCTTGTCTGCATCAGCGCGGTTTGTGCAAGTTACGTTAGAGATCTCCTCTATACAGGAGGTGCCGGATTTCGATTTTCCAACGCCTTCGACTTTTATCCGTGGTTCTTCGGAAGACAGTACGATGACACTATCTTCGTGCAGACTGCATCAGTGTTGGGAACACATAACCTGAGCGAGTTAAATCCTCAGTGCAGTCCAGCTTTTTCCGTTTTGTCGCTGCAGATCCATCACCTCGATCTGCCGCTGTACCGAGGGCTTCGGCGAAAATGGGAAGACGCTTTCGCCGGCGAAGGAGAAACGCAGCGCAATCGACGACTTTTCCGCTCGCTGAACATGGCCCGTGCAGCGGCAAGAATGCCCGGCGGCCCAGAAGTCGACATTTACGACATTGGGCGGGTTATAGCGCTCTGGATCAGCGCCTGTGAGATTTTGATTGAAGAGGGCAAGGGAAGCAAATTTAAGGTGCTCAAGCTTCTTAATAAAGTCGATTGGAAACACGGCTCTTTCTCAGAAGAGAGAGCACACCACACCCTTTATATGAAACTATACAATGCGCGAAACGATTTCCTTCATGGCAAACCCGTCTCAATAGATACGCTTGAAGTTGCCGATGACGGATCGAACCTATTCAAAATGGCAGCACCTCTCTACCGTTGCGCGCTCTCAGCATTTCTGAGCGAGGAAGGGATCTCAGGCAGAGATGAAGGCGTCTCTCAAGATGCTGACGCAGATATTATCGAGGCGCTTCGAGACATGGAGATCGAACGAACCCAAATGAGAGTCGAGGAAGCCCTCCTGAAAACGCTTCCATCTGGGACTGAATAAACCAAGTGGCGTTCGAGATCCTTGACCCTGGCCTCAGACCGGATGGGTTTTGCGCGCCGACTTCACGGCGGACGAGGCGACCGGTCTGGTGGAACGGTAGAGAAGGAGGCGGAGGAAGGAACAACCCCGAAAAAGCTGATGCCTGCGCCCGATTTACGCACTGCTGTCGAGCCTCAATATGATCGCATTGAAAATGTTCGACAAGATCCACTCAAGCAGCGCACGTGACAACGGAAGAAGGCGTCCCGCACTCGGGGGTGCCGTGACAGCATGCAACGAAAGGGCTCAACCATGAACGTGCTTCGCACAATCGGGTACGAGGGGGCTTACATCGATGAGTTCGTAGACACCCTCAAGGAGGCTGGTGTCACGCTTCTTGCAGACGTTCGAGCTGTCGCTGTATCCCGAAAGCCCGGATTTTCGAAGAACCGCTTACGTGAGCGTCTTGCCGCCGAGGGAATTGATTACGTTCACCATGTCGAGCTTGGAGATCCGAAGCCAGGTCGCGAGGCCGCCCGGGCCGGGAAGTTCGATCTCTTCCGCTCGATCTACGGACAGCATCTATCGGAAGCGCGGGCACAAGAGGCATTGCATCGCCTCGAAAGGTCGGTCGATGGCGCTGCTGTCTGCCTTCTGTGCTTCGAGCGGGATCCCTTGACATGCCATCGAGCGATCGTTGCCAATACACTCCAAGATAGAGAAGATGTTCGTATTGAGCATCTTTTTGTAGGAGGCGAGGCCGTTGGATCTGGATCGGGACAGAGAGGAACGCGTGGTCGTCCTCGTGAAAGCGTTGCCGCAGCCTAGCGAGAAGTATGGTGAAACGGTCTGTTGTGCGGGAGTTACCGCCGACCGTCAGTGGAAGCGTCTTTTTCCTGTCCGGTACCGTCATCTCGAAAGCGACTCCACTTTCAAGAGATGGAATTGGCTCCAATTTCGCTATCGGATGCCGAGAAGCGACACTCGGAAGGAAAGCTGCGCGGTCCAAGAAGACAGTCTCGTCGTTGAAGGTACGCTGAAGGAGCGTGAGCGTGCGCGACTACTCAGCCCTCTGATCACAAGCTCGATCCAGGAAGCAGCGGATCAGGGACAATCGCTGACGCTCATTCGGCCGCGGAATCCTCGCTTCGTCGCGGTTAAGAGGACCAATGCAGAGCTTGAACAGGCCAAGGCCGCCTTCGAAAAGGCAGCGCGTCAAGGTTCCCTCCTCGACAAGAAGCTCGCCGAGATCAAACCGTCACCTTACGACTTTCGCTTTCGGTTTGAGGATGGCACGGGCAAGCACGATTTCGGCAACAACGACTGGGAGACGCATGCCGCGTTCTTTCGCGAGTGCAATCGCAGCTCCGAGGATGAAGCCCTCAGTTGGCTAAGTGCGACCTACAACGAAACCTATCCGAGGAAAGGGATGGCTTTCGTCATGGGCAATAAGGTTCGATATCCCAAGACTTGGCTTCTGCTTGGAGTGATCCGTCTCGATCACGCCGACATGGCGCAGGCAGACCTCTTCTGAGGTCGTTCCCACAGAAGGCCACAGAGCGCTGCTGACGGCTCTGGGCGGTATCGTTCCCGCGACGACAACACGAATCGCGCCCACGGCCTTTGAAAGCCCTTTAATTTTGATCCTGGCTTGACCCGACCGACCGGCTCCGCGACGATCGTGCGAGCGCGCGGCGACTCCGCATTCGATCGGCGCATGGTGCTGACAGCTGTCAGCATGACGGGCGAGCTAGGCGTCTTCGTATCGTCGCCCCATGACGAACGCCCAGACCCTATCCTCCTCGACGCCCGTTCCCGCCGCGGTCTCCGCCGGTGACGTCCTCGTCCAGCTCGCCGCCCAGGTCGGCGGGCCGGCGAGCCCGGCGCCGGACTGGATCAAGATCGCGCCGCGCGGCCGGGTGACCGATCGCAACGGCGCCACGCACGTCTTCGACCCCGAGGCGCTCGCCGCCAGGTTCGCCGCCGACGACACCAAGATCCCGCTCGACTTCGACCACTCGACCGTCCTCCTCGGCGCGAAGGGCCAGCGGTCCGACGCGGTCGGCTGGATCGAGGAGATGGAAGCGCGGGCCGACGGGCTCTACGGCCGGGTCGACTGGCTCGATACCGGCAAGGCCGCGCTCGCCGCCCGCACCCATCGCTACATCAGCCCCTCCTTTCCGCGCGACACCGCCGGCAATGCCGGCTGGATCCATTCCGTCGCGCTGGTGACGGCCCCGGCGCTTTCGAAGATGCCGGCGCTCGCACACGCAGACCTTTCCCTCAAACCCGACACGGAACACACGATGAGCCATTACGCAGCCCTTGCGGCGACGCTCGGTCTCGGTTCGGACGCGACCGAAACCGCCGTCCTCGCGGCCGTCCAGAAACTCAAGGACGGCGACAAGGTGGACAAGGCGGTCCACGACCAGACCCTCGCCAATCTGGCCTCGACGACGAAGCAGCTGCAGACGCTTCAGGCGGCGGGCCGCAAGGCGAGCGTCGACGCGGTGCTGGAGCAGGCCTTGAAGGAAAAGCGCATCGTCCCCGCCCAGCGCGAGACCTACGAGGCGCTCTGCGCGAGCGACGAGGGGCTGGAACACGTCAAGGCGCTGCTTGCCGCGACACCAGCGAACCTTACGGCCTCCGGCCTCGACGGCAAGAAGCCGGATCCTGGCACCGGCGGCGAGCCCGCCGAGATCGACCCGGTCGTGCTCGCGGCGAAGGCCAACGAGTATCTCTCCGCCCAGCACGCGGCGGGGAACCCGATCACCTATCTCTCGGCCTTCAACCATGTCGAGGCCGAGCTGGAGAAGGAGGCCTCGCATTGAGCTACACGAACAATCTCGACATCCGCTCCTTCGAGGCAGCCGCGGCGATCGCCGGCAATCTGATCGTTACCGGCGATGCGACCGGAAAGGTCTCGACCGCCGGCGCAAAGCAGGGCTTCGGTATTGCCGAGCGCGTCGGCTGCGAGGCCGGCGACATGGCCGACGTCGTCTGCTCCGGCTGGTACGAGGTCACATGCGGCGGCGATCTCGACTTCGACGATCCCGTGACCGCAGACGCGCAAGGGCGTGCGGTGAAGGCGGTCCCCGTCGCCGGCGAGACGGTGCGGATCGTCGGCTTCATGCGCCGCGAAGCCGTCCTCGGGGACATCGCCCCGATCCATGTCGCCCCGAGCCTCCTCGTCACGCCGGCGACCGTCTGACGGTTCTCCGGTGAGGCGCGCCCCGCGGCGGCTCACCGCCGGCGCGCCCGAACAGCCATCTCATCTCACAGGATCCTGCCGACATGGCCAAGCGCCCCTTCGTCACTCACGCCCGTATGACCGCGTTCGCGATCGGCTACCGCAATCCGGACCTCACCTTCATCGGCGACAAGGTCCTGCCGCGCGTGCCGGTGCCCGCTGAGCGCTTCTCCTGGACCGAATATCCGATCGACGAGAGCTTCCGGGTCGTCGACAACCGGGTCGGCCGCACGGGCCGGGTCAACCGCGTCGAGTTCACCGGCGAGGAGCGCGAGTCCCGCGTCGAGGACTTCGGTCTCGACGGTCCGATCCCGAACTCCGACATCGACGCGGCGGCCAAGCAGCGCGAGGCCGGCCTCGGCAACTTCGATCCGCGCCAGCGCATTGTCATCGGTCTGGAAGACTACAACCAGATCAACCGCGAGATCCGCGTCGCGACCCTCGTCCAGAACCCGGCCTCCTATCCGACCGAGCAGAAGCTCGCGCTCTCCGGCACGGATCAGCTGTCGGACTACGACAATTCCGATCCGATCGGCGTCATCAAGCACGCGCTGAACGCGACCCTCGTCTTCCGCCCCAACCAGGTCGCGATGGGCTTCAACACCTGGAACAAGATCTCTTCGCACCCGAAGCTGATCAACGCGGTCAAGGGCGGACTGACCACCGAGGGCATGATCACCAAGCAGCAGTTCGCTGATCTCTTCGAACTGTCGCGCGGCGTTCATGTCGGGGCGGCCTACATGGACGCCTCCCGCCCGGGCCAGGTGGCGGATCTCCGCCGCGTCTGGGGCGACGACATGGTGTTTCAGCACATCAACGGCTCGGCCGACCCGATGTCCGGCACGATCACCCACGCCTACACGGCCCAGTACGGGACGAAGATCGTCGGCACGATGGAAGATCCGGACGTTGGTCTCGAAGGCGGCGAAGTCATCCGCTCGGGCGAGCGGGTGAAGGAGCTGATCGTCGCGCCGGGCGTCTCCTTCCTTCTCCAGGACGTCGTCGCACCGGGCATCTAACGGACGCTTTCGCCAGCTGGCGGAAAGACCCTTCAGTAAGGATTTGAACATGGACGATCTGACGAGGATCAAGGGGATCGGCACTGCGACGGCCAGCAAGCTCGCGGCCGCCGATCTTGGAAGTTTCGCGGCGCTCGCCGCCGTCGAGGATCTGGCGAAGCTCGCCGGCATCAGCACCGGCGAGGAGCAGTCGCGCGCCTGGATCGAGGAGGCCGGCAAGATCGAGGCGGCCGCAGCGCCCGGGCCCGCCCCGGCCGAAGGCGGTCCGGTCAAGGTCACCGAGGCGCGCGCGACCGAACTGGTCCGCGACAAGGTCGAGACGAACACGGACAGCGCGGGCCGGACGAGCTCGGCCGAGCTTCGCCAGGAGCGGCTCGACCCCATCCGTCACCCGGCTGCTGCTGCAAGTGTCCGGACGACGGGCGAGGCCTATGGCGGCACGCTGCCCGCGACGACCCGCGTCATGGCGGGCGGGCGGACGGTGTCTCTCTCGGCCCAGTCCGAGGACAAGTCCGAGAAGATTTTCACGGCCGCGACGCGGATCCTGCGCTCCAAAGCGCTGTACGAACCCGGTGCCTCGATCCCGCTCACCCGCGCCGAGTTCCGTTCCAAGTCCGGCAAGGGTGCGATCGCGGAACGCGACTGGGACGACGGCGGGCTGGTCGACATCGAGGCCGCTTAGCATTTCGACGCCCCGCCTTTAAGCGGCAAGCCGCTGTCGGGGACCCCGATCGCCGGCGCTTTTCGTTCGTCACGTCCGCCGGCGTGAACGCCCCGGCCAAACGGCGGGGCACCGGCGCGGCCGCTCTCCCAAACCGGCCGCGCCACCGAGATACCCGAGACCGGTCTGGTACGGCTCGCAAGGCCCCCAGCACCCGATGGAAACCTTCGAAGGTAGGGGCTGAGCCCGCCGGTCAGCCATTCTTCACCGCGCGAGGCCATCCGCTTGCAGCCATTCGTCACTCTTGCCGATCTGGAAGCCCGTCATCCGGCCGAGCTGATCACGCTCGCCGCCGACGAGACGACGGGCCTTCGCGACGACGAGCGCATCGAGGCGGCGATCGGCGATGCCTCGGCGCAGATCCGTGCGATCCTGAGGGCGCGCTACTCGGTCGACGAGCTGTCACGCCTCGACGCCGACAGCCGGGACACGCTGCGCATCGATGCGATCGACATCGTGCTCTACCGGGTCGCCATCTCCTTCGCGCGGTCCTCCGACCGGATCGAGAAGCGGCACGACGAAGCGGTGAAGCGCCTGCAGGCGATCGCGGCCGGGAAAGCCTCGCTCTCCTTTGCGTCCGAACCCGGCGGGGAAGACGCCGCCGACCCGAACCGCTCGGCCAACGAGGTGCTGATGGACGCGCCGTCACGCGTGTTCGATCGGCGAACGACGAGGGATCTGTGATGCAAGAGGCGCGGAGAACAGAGAGTTCGACGGGGACCGAAGAATGAACGGTATCCGGATCACCGTTACGGCCGAGGACTTCGACACGGCGATCGCGCGGCTCAAGCCGCTGCTCGACCCGGACTTCGGAGAACTGACCGCCTCGATCGCGGCACTCGGCGAGAGCCAGACGCGGCGGCGGATCGACACCGAGAAGACCGCGCCAGACGGCACGCCCTGGCCGGCGAACCGGGCCGGAACGCCGATCCTCAAGCAGACCGGCCGCAACCTTCTCGACAGCGTCGCCTCGACATCGAGCGAGACGAGTGCCGAATGGGGCGCGACTTGGGAACACGCGCATGTCCACCAGGAGGGCGCCGTGATCGGGCCGAAGACCGCGAAGGCTCTCGTCTTCCGGGGGGCGAACGGAACAGTCTTCGCCCGCAAGGTGACGATCCCGGCGCGGCCGTTCGTCGGCCTTTCGGACGAGAACCGGGCCGAGATGGACGATCTCATAACCGACTTCTTCTCGGGACTCTTTGACGACAAAGCCTGGAGCGCGCGATGACGATCCAGCCGCTCTCCCTTGCCCAGATGTTCGAGGCCTCGAAGCTCGACACGACCCGCGAACGGATCGTCGCGACACTTGCCAGCCTCCTTCCCGGCGTGAAGATCGTGCCCCATTACGGCAAGCTCGACATCAACGACGTCGTCGCCAAGGAGATCGTTTCGGCGCCCGGCGTGATGATCGGCTGGACCGGACTTTCGGACGATCGCGAGATCGACGGCCGGGCCCGGCAGACCATCCAGTGGTCGGCCTATATCGTCGCCGAGGACCATGCCGACACCGCGACCAGGCGGCGGGTCTCGCGCGACACCGTCGCCCACGCGATCGGGAGCCGGATCCTCGATATCCTGCGCGACCCGACCACGGCGAGCTGGGGCCTCACAGAGATCGACCGGCCGCTGCCCGAGCCCGCGCCGAAATTCGTGCCGATGTTCACCGCGAAGTCCTGGGCGGAAGGGGCCGCGCTCTATGCCGTCTCCTGGTATCAGGCGCTCTGGAACGTCGGCGAGGGATATTTCGATTGCGGCGGCGTCACGGTGGCCGAAGGCGCGCCCGATCCCGGCGCGACGGGGCCCCGCATCGAGGTCGGCTACGACGACGAGACAGAGCAGACCGAGATCGCGGCGATGATCGCCAAAGCCGACGAACAGGCCAGCGGAGGGGAGGAGACGCCATGATGGCCGAACTGCCCTTCAGCCCGGTCGCCTCGGAGTTCCGGCGCATCCGCCGGCAGATCGAGCGGGTGAACCGCCGGATCGCGATGGCCGACATTCCGGGGAAGGTGATCCCCGGCAGCCAGGATCTCCAGACGCGGACATTGCGCCTCGACATCGGCCGGTCCGCGGACGGGCGCGTGGTCAAGGGACCTCCGACGAGCTGGCAGCAGCCGGGCGCCGGTCGCCTCAAGACCCATGCGACCCCCGCCGACAACGAGCAGATGCGGCTGCGCTCGCCCTCCGGCACTGTCGGCACCGCCTCGCTCGCCGACTGGGCGACCTATGACGACGACAACGCCCCGCCGAGCCAGTCGGCCGAGGAGGGCGTCCTCGAGCTCGGATCCGGGCGGATCCAGTTCGGACCCGACACTCTGTCGGTGACCTTCGGCGGCACGGGCTTCGAGCTGTCGGCCGACGAGTTGAAGATGACGACCGTCTTCCGAGCCAAGGGCGGCTCCCGGCCTGCCCATTTTGTCGGCGGCAAGGACTCCGCCGGCGACACCGCCGCAGACGGCAACGCGAACATCCTGATCTGAGCGAGAGGAGCACAGACATGGCGAAGACCCCACAGACGACAGGCGAGCCGGAGAAGACCGGCGAAACAAAGACGCCGGTGACGAAGGCGGAAGTTGGCGAGCCGCCGAAGACGCCGACGCCCGGCGCGGCCGTGCCGGTACCTGCCTCCGGCGAGGGCGAAGCCGCCGATGCAAAGTCTGCACCCGCATCCGAGGACGGCCGTGAGGTCTACGAGGTGACCGAACGCGCTGGGCCGAAGGTTGCCGGCAGGCGCGTCAAGGCGGGCGACACGCTTCGCCTCACCGAGGCCGAGGCGCGATCCGACCTCTTGACCGGTGCTCTCATCAAGACAGGCGGTTCGCTGCCGAAGGGGCTCGATCCGAAGAACCCGGCCGAGGCCGACAAGGGCGATCAGGAAGCTGCGTGAGGCGGTTTCGAAGGGCGTTTGAAGAGGGTTCGAAGGCGTGGCGAGACAGGTCCGATACAGATCCGGTGTCGACGGCGTGACGGGCAAATTGCTGACTGGCAAGGCCCATCTCGCGCAGTCGCTCGCCGTTCTCTGGACCACCCGCCCGGGCCAGCGCTTCATGCTGCTCGACTTCGGTGATGATCTGCGCGCCTTCCTCGCGGAGGACATCACGCCCGATCTCGCTCTCGACATCTACGACGATCTGGTCACGGCCACCCACAGTTTCGAACCGGAATACCGGATCGCCAACCTGCAGCTCGTCTCGCTGACCCGGATCGGCGGGCTCGGCCTCAGGCACGACGGCACCTATTATCCGGAAGGCCGGCTCGGCAATTACGCGATCGCCGAACCCTTCGGCGACCTCGCGCCGCTCGCCGCCCGCGAAGCGCTTGCGCGGAGGTTTGCCGCATGAGCCGCTTCACCACGCAGGGCCTGCCGCGTCCCGTCGTCGTCCAGGAGCTCGATCATGCGTCCCTCAAGGCGCTACGCGTCTCCGACTTCAAGGCGGCGATGGCGGAGGCGGGCCTCACCTGGGACGTCGAGAACGAAGAGACCGACCCGGCGAAGGTGTCGCTCGGCCATGCCGCCGACGGCGACATGTTCTTTACCGCGATGCTGAACGACACGGCTCGCGTGATCCTTCTGCCCTCGTTCGCGAGCGGTACCGATCTCGAACGGCATGCGACGAATGCCGGGCTCGGCGAGAACCCGCGGCTTCCAGGCGAGAGCGATCCGGCTTTGCTGGAGCGCATCCGGCTCGCCCGCAAGTCGAAGTCCGCGGCCGGGCCCGACGACTACTACAAGAGCCGGGCGCGGAACTTCGACAGCCGCGTCCGCGATGTGGCGGTCACGGCCGAGACGCGGAACTCGTCGGATCGCTCGTTGATCGTCTCGGTCCTGACGTCCGACAACGGCGGCTACATGGATGCCGAGCTTCAGGCGGGTCTCACCGCCTCGCTGAATGATCGCCTGTTCCGCAGCCGCAACGTCACGGTCGAGATCGTCCAGGCGGTGATCACGACAAAGAACCTCGCTGCCCACGTCTATCTCTACCCGGAAACGCCGGAGAGCATCCTCGAGCAGGCGCGGCTGAACCTCATCGACCAGGCTGCCGCCGATCAAAGGCTCGGCTTCGACCTGACGCGATCCTATGCCGAGAAGCATTTGCATCTTGCCGGCGTCCAGCGGGTCGAACTGCAGGGCTGGGTCAACGCCTATGCCGAGTTCAACGAGGCGATCCGCCTCGGGACCGTGACGCTCACTTCGTTCCGGTTGCCGTCATGAGCGGCGATCGTCTTCCCTCCGTCAGCCTACCGATCACAAAGACGATGGCCGCGGTCTTCGCGACTGCGAAGCGCCTTGCGCCCCTTACTGCCGAGATCAGGGAGATCGGCTTCACGACCGCGCCGGACGACTGGGTGCCCTGGTTCATCTGGGACTACGGTCTGGAGGACGTCGTGCCGTATGTGCGCGACTATCGCCGGGTGCTCTCCGAAGGACCGCTCTGGCAGAGCGTGCGCGGGACACCGGGCGGGATCGCAATCGGTATCGGCTGGGTCGAGAGCGAGGGCGAGGTCGCACCGAGCGACCAGCGGCACGACTGGTGGAAGTTCCAGGTCGGTTTCGAGGCGCCGGCCTCTGACCTCGACCAGATCCGGCAGTTGGGCGGCATCATCCGCCTGTCGAAGGCGTCCGAGGACGAACTCTTCCGCATGTTCTCGCCCGGCCGGGATCACCGTCCCGTCCGAATGGACATGCACCGCGCCGGCGGCGGGCTGATGGACGGCTATTCCGGCGAGGCGCTTTGGGAGGGCGGCCCGCTCATCTCCTTCGGTTGGGACGGCTCAAGCGAAACCGCCTTCGAGAACGGGCTCGAAAGCTCGGTCGAGATCGAGGCATCGCAGCTCCTCGACCGGGGCGAAGGCCTGCGCATGGACGTCGACCGCTTCGGCGGGCGCGTGCCAGCGCTGACCGAGGGCGGCGCCGACATCCAAATCACCGGCGAAGGGTACGCCTTCGCCGACGATCACTGGCCCGACGCCTGGCCTGAGAGCTGGGCCGAGGCCGCCGAACCGCAGGCGATGGCCGGCGCATGGGAGACGCTATGAGCAACACGATTCTGACGACCGGCGGCCGGGTGGTGATGGCGGAGGCGATCGCGGCGCTCTCCTTCGTCGCCGCCCTCTCGCGCGGCGATCCTGCCTGGGACGGTACATGGGAGGGAGCGAACCCGCCGGCGCCTGGTCTCGACGCGAGGGACGTCCTCGATCTCGCCGTCCATGTCCGGCCGACGATCATCGACTTCGTGGAGCCGGACGAGGCGGGCGCAATCCTCACCGACGAGGGCGGGCGCTATGCGCTTAGCCCCGAGTCGACCCGATACCTGCGTGTGCGGGTCTCCGTGCCTGCCGGCACGTTCGACAACGAAGAGATCCGCGAGGTCGGGATCTTCGCGAAGGCCGAATATGCCGAGGGCGTGCCGCCCGGAAAGACCGTGCTCGAGGCGGGCGATATCGTCTCGCCGGGCACGCTGATGCAGGCGATCTGGTCGCGGCCCCAGCACTTCGAGACCGGCACCTCCTACGCCCGCAACTTCATTCTGAGGGTCTGATGGCTTTCGCGCTCGCCAACTACTTCAACCGCCGCCGCGACGGGACATCGCCGCAGGGCGAGCCGCGGTCCGGCGCCGACTACATCGCGCGGCGCTTTGCCGAGCTGCTCCATCGCGGACGCCAGTTCGTCGAGAGCGCCGAGGCGAACGAAGCGCAGCAGATCGCCTATGAAAGGCAGCGCTCGATCGGCGACCAGGCGTTCGGGCCGGTCTCGCTGCGCGACGGCGGCACGATCGTCGTCGACAGCGCGGCGGGCACGGTCACCCTCGGCGAGTCCCTCATCTGGGCCGGCGGTTACATGCACCAGGTCGCCGCTGCGACGCTCACCGGCGTGCCGATGGTGGGAACGGTCGCGATCGGCATCGCGGTGAGCGAGATGGTTGTCACCGATGTCGAGGACGTCGACCTCAAGGGCATCGTTCCGAACACGGAATCGCACGGCAAGGAGCTTGCTGCCCGGCTACGCTACGATGCGGTCTGGGCACGGGACGGCGATCCGTTCTATCCGATCTTCACGATCGTCGACGGCGTCGTGCCGAGCGAACCCGTCGCGCCCTTCGGCGATCTCGCCGAGCGGGCCGTCGAGCGGCATGTCGAGGAAACGCACGGCTCGCACATCATCGACGGCTTCGACGCGCTTTCGGGCGGCTATGACGCCGCGACCGGCGAGCAGGTCTACCTGATCAGCGCCGGCGTCCTCCGGGCGGCGGGCCGGCGCATCACGCGTTCGGTCGACACGCGGCACCGGCAGGCCGAGAACCCGGTCCTCAAATCCGTCGTCGGCGAGATCCACAACTTCGTCGCGGACGGGGCCGACATCACGCTCAGCCACGGCCCGATCGCCGACGTCCAGCTGGTGACCGTCGTCAAGGAGCGGACGGAGACGCTGACCCATCAGCTCGCCGGCGGCTCCGACCCGATGACCTCGACCCCGGTCTATTCCATCCAGTCCGTGGTGCGGGGCGGCACGACCTATGTGAAGGGCACGGACTACAAGCTGACGGCCGACAAGGTAGACTGGTCGCTTCCCGGGGCCGAGCCGAACCCCGGCGACAGCTACACCGTCACCTATCGCTACACCTCCGTCGTCGCGCCGGACGAGATCGGCCGCACGTCGCTCCAGGTCTCCGGTGCCGTCACCGGCCTGCCGGTCACGATCAACTACCGATGGAAGCTGAAGCGGCGCGACGTGATCGCGATCGACCGGGACGGCGGCGTGGTGATGATCGAGGGCGTGTCGAGCGCCTACCAGGCCTATCCGCCGCGGGTTCCGGCACCGCTCGCCCCGCTCGCCATCGTCGAACATCTCTGGGGCATCGCGGCTATCGTCACGCCCTACGAACAGCGCCGCATGACCGAGGCCGAGGTCCGCTCGCTGCTGCGCTTCGTCGTCGACAATGCCGATCTCATCTCGCAGCTGAGGCTGAAGCTCGACGTGCAGGACCGCGATCCGGCGAGCCGCCGCGGCTCTTTCGTCGACGACTTCATCTCCGACCAGCAGCGCGACGAGGGCATCGTCCAGAACGCGGCGATCGTCGACGGTACCGTCCAGCTGCCGATCACCGTCACGTCTCAGGAAGTCGACATCGGAACGTCGGCGATCATGCTGGCGGGCGTCATCGAGACGATCGTCGAACAGCCCTACCGGACGGCGAAACAGCCGATCAACAAGTATCAGGCCTTCGATCCGCTGCCTGGACAGGTCACGCTTCGCCCCGCGGTCGACCGCTGGCACGACGTCACCCGGTCGACGGAAACGGAGGTCACGAGGCAGATCCTGCGGACAGGTCACTTCGTGCCCGGCCGCATCCGCCGCGTGACCGATCGCGGGACAACGATCGCGACCCGCATCGACTCGATCAACCGCACGAGCGAAGCTGCCCGCTTCCTTCGCCGGATCGCCGTGACCTTTACGATCAAGTTCGCGGCCCCCGGTGAGACGCTGACTGAGGTGACGTTCGACCGCATCGCCGTGCCGTTCACCGGCGGCGGCGTCGCAGATGCGAGCGGGACGATCACCGGCACCTTCACCATCCCGGCCAATGTCCGGACCGGCCGGAAGGCGGTGCGCTTCGTCGGCAATGCCGGGCTGGATGCGACGGCCAGGTTCGAAGGCTCCGGCCAGATCACCTCGATCGTCGTGCGTCAAACCCGGTCGATCACGCGTGAGCTCTACTACACCGACCCCGTGGCGCAGAGCTTCAAGCTCGCTGAGGACCGGATCCTCGCCGGCGCGTCGTTCGAGTTCACGGACCGAGGCGACCCGGACAATCGCGTCATCTGCGATCTCAGACCGATGCGGGACGGCTACCCTGTCAACGAGACGCTGGCCGAGGGCGCTATCGAGGGGAACGCCTTTGCGCTCTCCAATCCGAACCTCGTCCAGGAGGCGAACTGGACGGCGATCGACTTCGCGCTGCCGATCCCGCAGCTCGCCGGCGAGGAGCGCGCCATCGCACTTCTGACCGACGATGCCGATCATGCGGTCGCCTACGCCGAACTGGGGTCTCAGAACGAGGACGGCGTTCGCGGCTACGACAAGCGTCGCCAGGAATGGGTCCGCTCCAATCCCTATGGCGGCGTGATGTTCGAGGCCTCGAACGAGTCGACCTGGGTTGCGAAACCTGCAGCCGACCTGACCTTCCGACTTCGCGCCTGGCGGTTCACGTCGACGACGCGAACGGTCATCATCGGGACCTTCAATGTCGAGGACGTCTCCGACATCCTCGTCCTTCTCGTCGTCGACGAGCCTACGCCGGAAACGCGCGTGACCCTCGAACTCGTCCGCGCCAGCGGCGAGGTGATCAGCTTCGATCCGAACGAGCGCCTCTCGCTGCCGGAATACGTCTCGGAGTCAGTGACGATCCGGATGGTGCTGACCGGAACGGCGACGATGTCGCCGATCGTCTATCCGACCTGCCAGATCCTCTGGGGGACGCTGGAGACAGTGGCGAACTACGTTTCGGAGGCGACCAGTCTCGACCAGACCTACGGCAATCTGAAGGTCCGTACGGTGCTCGAAGCCAACGCGCCGGGCGGATCGTCGATCGCGCTCGATATCGGCGGCGACGGTGCCTGGGACACCCAAGCTGCGGTCAACTCGACCGATCTCGGCGACGGCTGGATCGAGCGTGAGTACCTTGAAGGCGCCGTCAGCGACACCGAGACCCGTGTCCAAATCCGGCTGACCGGCACGCCGGCGGCGCGGCCGAGCGCGCGGGCGCTGCGACTTCGTGCGACGGAGGTCTGATCGATGCCGGTCCTCGACCAGACGCCGGAAGGCGTTCCGCTTCCGCATCCGGACAACAGCCCGCGGTCGGTCGATGTGGGACGCATTCGCGATGCGCTCATCCTTCTATCGCAACGGGAAGGGACGGTCGGCACGCGGATTGCGACGGCCGTCGATACGGCGATCGCGGAACTCAAGGCCGGCGCTCCGGCGGCCTACGACACGCTCATCGAAGTGGCGGACAAGCTTGCCGACCAGGACGACGTGATCGCGTCGCTCTTTACGGCGATCGGCGACAAGGCTGCGGCTTCCGCGCTGGCAGCACACCTTGCCGATACGAACGATCCGCACAGAATCGCCTCGGCGATCCGTGACGGCGTTCCCGCGAGTTTCGACACGCTGAATAAGCTGCACAACGCAAAAATGTCGAAGAGCCAAAACCTCAACGACGTTTCTGACAAAGCTGTCGCCCGCGCGAACCTCGATCTCGACGGTTTGAAAGTCATAGACGCCGGGAGGGTTGCCTTGAACGGCAACTCGACCTCGACGAATACGGCCTATGCCGCTCATGCTACTGAGCCGTTCTACATAGACAGCGAAGAGGGTGACTTCTTGGAGGTCACGTTCAGCTGCAACCTGTACGTTGACGTAAACGGCGCCATCAGAGACGATGGCGGATCAGCGATCGTTCTCAAAGTATTCGACGGAACAGACTACGTCATACCTGTGAACGGTATGCACAGCACAGTCCTCCACTCGAACCCCGGCTCATCTACGGACCAGGCGCTCCGCGGAATAGCCTACCTGTCGGCGTTTCTGGACGCTTCTTATAAGCGGCCAAGCGAACCGACCAGGTGGTATCTCCGCCCGTATTTCTACGCAACTTACTCAGGGAACGTGGCGTCGGTGAACGGCGCCTCTGCGATCTACCGTGTCTACAAGGACCTTCGGGGCGCCTGATGAAAACTCTCGATATCATCAACGCGGCACGATCGGTTCTTGGCTCTGACGACATCATCGTAAAGATGATTGATGAGCTTTCCTTCGTTGTCACGCACCTCGACGAGACGGAGGTTACTGCGCGAGAGTATGCCGATATCCAAGTGATCCTCGACGCTATCGATCCGATGGTAGATGCGCGTCAGGCTGCTTTCAGTCTCGCAATCCGGAAGATCGACGCGATCACAGACGCTATCAAATCGGAGTGGTCTGAAGGCGAGCGGGACTCTTGGGATGCTCAGGAGAAGGAGGCTTTGGCGATCTTGGCTGAAGGTGTCGCTGCCCTCGACCTTGACCGCGCCATACTTCCCGGCATGCACGCGGATAAGGTTGCCTACACTGGCGCCCAGACAACGATCGAGGAATATGCGGGGAGCGTCATCGATTACGCCAACCAGTATCGCGTCGTCTCACGTCACTGCGCGAGACTTCGCCGTATCGCTGAAGGGCTTCGCAGTTCCGACATTGCGACCGAGGCGGATTTGAACACCGCATTGGAGCGAGTGTTGGCGCAGATTTCGGCAACGGCTGACCATATTCATGGTCCCGGAACTTGACCGATTATTGCACCCTCTGGCCGGACCGGCTCTTCGGCGTCGAGATCGGCGAGGCGTGCTGCAAGCCACACGACGAGGCCTACGACGCCGGTGGCTCGCTGGTCGATTTCGTTGCGTCCAATGTCGATCTCGGGGCCTGCGTCGCCGCGCTGGGCTTAAGCGCCTGGGGCGTTCTGATGGCGATCGGGACGACGCTGTTCGGATGGATCTTCTTCCGCTGGCGACGGAAGGGGCTCGATAAATCGCGGCCGTTTCGGTAGCTTCCCGGCGTCACGCATTCGGAGGGCCAGATGTCCGGTTACGACAACAACCCGAACCGCAGCCGACCGAAGCCGGGCTGGGGCGAGGTCATGTTGATCGTCGCCGTCGTGATCGGCCTGATCGTCACGGTCTTCATCGTCGCGTCCATGTTCGGATGACTGCCCTCTGACCCTTTCGATGGTGCTGACAGCTGTCAGCATGACCGCCCGCCATCACGCGGTCTAGCGTCGCCGGAGATTTCTCCTGAGGTCCCCGCTCGAGCCTTCAGGCTCGTGCCGCCTCTTGCATCCGGAGCGTTCCATGGCCGCCACCACCGACAATGTCGGCACCCGCGTCTTTTCCAATCTGCGCGACACGGTCGCCGCGATCGACACGCGCGATTCCACCGTCATCGGCCTCTGCCTGCCACTGCCGAACATCGCGGCCGAGGACGAAGCGGCATTCCCGGTCGACGAGCCGCGGGTGATCTCGACGGACGATCCGGAGACCCTCGCCAAGCTCGGGCCCGGCATGGCCTACGACACCATCCGGCAATATGCGCTCGAAGGGATCATCACCGACGTCCTCTTCGTGCGCGCCGCTCATTCCGAGATCCTCAACACCCAGATTGGCCTCATCGCCGGTGATCCGAACGCGAAGACGGGCGCCTGGGCGCTGCTCGAAGGCAAGGCGGAGTTCGATCTCGAACCCGGTCTCGTCCAGGCACCGGGCTTCATGTCGCAGCGGATCGACGCCGGCGCCAATCCGGTCGTCGCCGCCCTGAGCGCGATCTCAGACCGGATCATCGACTGCATGGTGGTTGGAGACACCCCGGACACGAGCCGCGATGCGGCGGCCGAATGGGCGGACGACTGGGCGACCTTCTACAACGTCATCGGCATGTATCCGCACGGCCGCTACTTCCTCGACGGCCAGACGGTGACAAGGCCGCTCTCGCCTTCGGTCGCCGCCGCGATCGTCAGGCGCGACAAGGAGGTCGGCAATCCCTACAAGGCGGCCTGGAACCGGCCGCTCAAGGGGCTCACCAATCTCTCGCAGTCAGTGTCCTACCGTGACGGCGACACCAGCCACGACGCCAACTATCTCGTGCAGCGCGGCGTCGGCACGGTGATCGAGGGCCGCGTCTTCTGGGCGCCCTTCACGACGGCGACCGATCCGACCACGGTCGGCTACCGCTCGATCAAGCGCATCCGCACCCGTCGGGCGATCGAGAAGGCGATGCTGCGTCCGCTGCGTCTCTACCTGTCCGAGGACATCGGGCCGCATGCGGTCACGCAGATCTTCCAGGCCGCAAACGAGGCGCTGGAGGAGCGTCAGGCGGTCGGCGCGATCATCGAGGGCAGCCAGGTCATCTGGGACCGCTCGCTCAACCCGAACAATCTCCTCCGGAAGGGCGGAATGCGGGTGAAGCTGCGCTTCGAGGAGACGCCGGACCTCACCGATCTCGGTATCTACACCGAGCCGCAGCCGGAAGCCTTCGACATCCTGTCGGACAATATCCGCGCCGCCCTGGAACGGCTCGGCAACCCGAACATCCAATACGTCGCCGCTTGAGAAGCGGCTTCGAACGCCGCTCGAACGGCATTTGAGAGGTTCTTATGGACTCCATCATTCACGGCGCGAACTGGTATGTCGGCGAGATCAACTGCAAGAAACGGCTCGAAGCCGTTGCTCTGCCGGATCTCAGAATGGCACGCGAGCGGATGGCCTTCGGCTGGTTCGGCTTCGAGCTCCCGACTGATATCGAACCGCCGACCTTCGAGTTCGGCGTCTACGGTTCGCACCGCGACCTCCAAAGCCGCTTCGGCCGCGAAGCCGGCGACTGGACGACGTTCACCTATTACGAGCGCCTGCGCGACATCACCAAGGGCCAGAACAAGGGCCGCGTCGTCATCATCAAGGCGCTGATCATGGATGTGCGCCATCCGCGCGTAATCGGCAAGCGGGCGGACGCGACCCGCTACGGAGGCGGTGGTGTCTGGTTCTACCACGACATCTTCGACGGCGAGACGATCCACAAGTTCTCGGTCGAAAACCAGACGCTGGTGATCGACGGGATCGACTATTCGAGCGAGGGCAACCGCCTGATCGCGGCTTGAGGGCATTTTCAGCGAAAGTCGCACGACTTTCGCGCTCGCGAAAATGCGCACTGAAGAGGGCGCTTCGGGCGCCGGGGGACGAGCATGTCGGACGTGACGAACGAAGAGCGCAAGACCGGCCCTGACGGGGCGGCCGAACTTGCGGGCGAGGCGCGCAAGGTCGGGATTGAGGAGATCCCCCTTCCGCCCGAGGAGATGCGCAGCGACTGGGACGAAGCGCCTGAAGTCGAACCTGCGGCCAAGGCAAAGAAACCTGCCGCGCGAGCGAAGAAGGAGGTCGCCGAGCTCGACTTCCTCAACGGACGTCCGGGCAAGGGGTTCGCCCTCGACCATCCGTTCCGGCTGCGCCATTCGGACGATTCTGGGCATCCCTTTCGTGAGATCCGCGAAGTCTTCGTGCGGCCGTTGTCGGGCCAGGAGGTCGCCGACGTTCTTTTCGAGCGGGATGCAGCCGACCCTTACGATTTTTACGCTGTGATGAGCGGCATGCCCGCCGCGGTGTGCCGGGCGCTTCCCGGCCGCGACGGCGATCGGCTGGCGGAGATCGGCTACGGTTTTTTGCCCCGCTTCATGAAGGCCGGCGGCTCCGGGTCGACCCGCGAGCCTGCCGACGGCTCGTCCTGAAGCTCGCGCGGGTTTCCGCGACACCGGTGCCCTACTGGCTCGCCAGGCCTTGGCACGAGATTCTCGTCTGGTCTGCCGAGGCGGAGCTGATCGCGGCCGAAGACCATGGTTGAGGCGTTTATGGCCGTTTCACTCGTAACGTTCGAATTCGCTCAGCACGATCCACTCGTCGGCCTGCCGCTCTTCGTAGAGACCGATCATCCGGAACCGGCATTCGCGCCGGATCGCCGCGCCGCTGCAGTTGTCCCGGGCATAGTCCACGAAGCCGGCGGGCCCGTCGACCATCTCGCTGAAGTCGAGATCGATCCAGTAGCTTCCGAATTCGCCGAAGTCGTTCGGAACCGCGCAACGCCCGCGAGCTTCATCCATCTCGGCGACGTGGCAGTAAACCTCGACCTGCGTCGCCTCGGGAACGTTCCCCATCATCAGTTCGCCAGTATGGACGGTACGAGGCGAGAGCGCCTGCGCGAGGCCCGGAGACGCGACGGCGAAGGTCAGGAGAAGAGCGAGTATCGGTCTCATCGGGTCGGATGCCTCCAGGCGACACGCTCGACGGTAGCGGCCACGCGGGCGACTGACAAGAAAGTGGAGCGCCGCCGTGGCTGATTTCGATGTCTCGATGCGCTTCGGGATCGACTATCGCGACGACGACGGTCGGCGGATCAAGCGCGACCTGCAGGAGATCGAGAAGGCGGCCGATCGCTTCGGCGCGAACCGGGGTGCGGACAAGCTCGGCCGGGATCTGCGCGAGGTGTCCCGCACCACCGAAACGACCAGACGCGACGTCGATACGCTCCGACGCGCGGTCGATCGCTTCGGAGCGTCCCGCGGCGCGGACGAGATGGCACAGCGCTTTCGCCGGCTGGGGATCGAGGTCGACCGGACGGATCGCGACATCGATCAGCTACGCGCCTCGGCCGAGCGTCTCGGGCGCGTCGGCGGCATCGGTTCGCTCAGCCGCGACATCGCGATGGCGAGAACGAGGTTCGGCGGGCTGAACCAGGAACTCGGTATTCTCAATACGGGGGCCGGCAACGCCTTCAACGCCCTGATGGCCTTCGCCGCGCCGACCGCGATCCTGGCCGGCCTCAGCCAGGTCGAGCAGAAGTTCCGCGACGTCGACGCTGCGGCGGGTCGGACCGCCATGACGGCGGAGCGCTACGGGATCGGTACCCGCAAGGAACTCGTTGAGACGAACAAGGCGCTCGGCCGGGACGTCGGCGCATCGCAGGGGAGCATTTCCGACGCGCGGCAGACCTTCGTCGCGGGCGGCATGACGATCGCCGAGCAGAACACGGCTCTGCCGCCGACCCTGAGGGCGGCGATCGGTTCGGGAGCGAGCGCCGAGACGATTGCCCGGGCCGGACGGGCCTATCTCGGGACCATGGGCGGCAAGGCCGAGGAGCTCCCCGCCGCCTACGACATCATGGCGAAGGGCGGGAAGCTCGGCTCGTTCGAGCTGGAGGCCCTTGCGAAGAACCTGCCGTCCCTCGGTTCCCAATATGCGGCGGCGGGAGGAACGGGCCTGAAGGGACTGTCCGAACTGGTCGCGCTCGCCGAGATCGCCGCGAAGGGCGCCGGCAGCGAGGACGAGGCGGCCAACAATCTCCAGAACTACCTGGCGAAGCTCTTCTCACCGGAAACAGTTGGCAACTTCAAGAAGCGGCGCGTGAATCTCCCCCGCGAGATCGAGGCTGGGCGGCAACGGGGCGAGCATCCGGCGCTGACCGTGCTCGATCTTGCCACCGAGGTCACCGGGGGCGATCCCTTCCGGATGGGCGAGCTGTTCGGTGACCAGCAGGTGATGGCAGCGCTGCGGCCCCTGATGCAGAACCGCGATCTCCTAACGAAGTACGAGCGCGAGATCCGCACCGAGTCGGCGGGAACCGTCGAACGGGACTACGAATACTACCGGACCATGCCGCAGGGGATGGAAGAGGCTCGCCAGGCGGACCGCGAGGCCTCGCAGCTCACGATCGGCGAGGCGGTCTCGCCAGGCCGGGCGAGAGCGTCTGAGGCTTACACGGCGCTGATGAAGGATCTCGCTGGGTCGGCCGACAAGACGATGGAGGAGGGCCCAGCAAGCGGGGCTTGGGATCTCCTTCGCAAGTTCAATCCGCTCTTCGGTGGCGACTTCGGGCTCGTGGGCCGGTACTTCCTGAAAGGTGAGGGAGACGGATCCGGAGAGGAAGTCGGGCCCGATGCGGCCGTACGGGAACCGGCCGAACGCGACCTGCTTCGCCGCAACCGCGACGATGCCGAGGCGCGCCTTGGCGTTCTGAGGGAGCAACTGAGCGAGGCCGAAGGCGAAAGCGCCGAAGCCGACGCCCTGCGCCGGCAGGTGCAAGGGGTCGAAGAGCGGCTCCAGGAGATCAACAAGACCCTCGAGGAGGGTTTCTCGAGCCTCAAGGACGAGACCGTCTCCCCGATCTCCTTCGGCAGCGACGGTTTCGGCGGCGGGCGGATCATCAACGCGTCGCTCGGCGGCGGAGGGCGCGGCGGGTCCGGCGCGCCCTATCGCAGCGCCTATGCCGGCGCGCCGCAGATGGACGGGTTCGCCGGCATGGGCTCGCCAGGGAGAGGCCCTTCGGCGAACGACAATGCCCGCTTCGGGGCCTCGAGCGGCGCCTTGACTAATCCTGGCGGGGCGAAGGGTGAGATCTTCGACGTCCTTTCGGCCGACTTCTCCGATCCGCAGGCCTTCGCGCTTCTGGGTCACATGGAGCAGGAAAGCGGTTTCGACCCGAATGCCTGGAACGCCGGTGAGCAGGCTGGTGGCCTCCTTCAATGGCGCGGGAACCGGCTCGCGAACCTCCAGCAGTTCGCGTCATCGCGCGGCATGGACTGGCGAGACCGGAAGGTGCAAGCCGCCTTCGTCGCGTATGAGATGCAGAACGATCCTTACGAACGGCGTCGGTCGAAGCGGTTCCGCGAGGCAAACACGGTCGAGGAGGCCTCGGCCGCGCTCGAAGACTATGTCCGCTTCGGCGACGGCTCGGGCGGTCAGCGCCTCGCGAATGCCCGGAGGGCGGCGGGCGAGTTCGGCGCTGGAGCGACGGCTGGCGCAGCCGCCTTCGGTGGAGTCCAGCTCGACTATGCCAACCAGGGGGCGACCCGGAACCGGCCGATCACAGACAATCTCTACCAGTCGATCCAGGAGGGCATCGCCGCCGTCTACGGCCCCGGCTATCGCGGAGAGATCTATTCCGGCGGTCAGGCCGGCAGGCGGCGGACCGGCTCGCGCCGGCACGACGATCACGGCCACGGCGGCCGGGCTTCCGACACCTATATCTACGGGCCGGACGGCAAGCGCCTGGAGGGTGACGATCTGGCGCCGCTGGCGCAGTGGTGGCTCGCCAACAGGAAGGGCTCTGTCGGCCTCGAGATGAGCGGCGGCGGCATCCATCTTGACGAGATCACGAAGGACCAGCTGAAGTCCGGCGAGTCGCTGCACTGGGACTATGGCCGGCTCACCCGCAAGCAGGCCGAGGCGGTCCGCCAGGGCCTCAGCGGCGTCCAGCCCGACGCTGCAGCGAAAATGGATGCCGCGGCGGCCCATGGGGCGGATCGCGAGACCTTCGCGAAGGATGGCTGGCCCGAGGACGATGCGAAGCGCCCGGCGCCGAAGGCGAAGAGCTCCATGCCGAAACCCGCGGCCGCCGAAGAGGCCAGTGGCGGCACGGTCGATGCGAGAACTGGCGGCAACGGCCAGCCAGTGGTGACGAACCACCACTATCATGGCGTCGATCCGCAGGTGATGGCCGCCAAGGCCGCCCGCCGGCAGCGCCGCGACATCGCCGCAGCCCAGGCTCGCGCCATGCACGACACCGAAGCGAGGGTGGCCTGATGGCGGTCCGTCCGAACTGCAGGATCGGCAAGGCGACGCTGAAGGTGATCGGCCTCAACCCGGAATCCTTCTCGACCGAAGCCGAAGGCCGCTGGCCGGGCGCTGCGACCTGGACCGGCATGGACTACCAGGCGACCGGCGTCGGCGAGGAGCGCGCCGTCATCCGGGCCCGCACGGCGCCCCATCTCGTCGGCGGGCTCGACGCGCTGGCCTGGCTGAAGATCCACCTGAAGGAAAACCGGCCGGTCAACTTCATCCGGCTTGGCGCGAACTATGCCGGCCGGAACATGGGCCAGATCGGTGTGCGGTTCCTGTCCTACGACGAGACGAAGCTGCATCCGCACGACGGCGTCGGCCGGATCCTCGACGTCGAGATCGATCTCGTGATGTTCGGGAACCGGACATGATCATGATCGAGGACATCCGGATCGACCGGCTGGCCAAGCGCGTCTACGGCACCGAGCGCGGCGGGACGGTCGAGGCGATCCTCGACGCGAACGTCGGCCTTGCCGCCCTGATCTTTCCGACCGGCGTCATCCCAGCCGGGGCGGATGTCGTCCTGCCCGAGGTGGTCGAACGGGCGGCGCCGGCGGTCACCCGGCCCTGGGACTGATCAATGACGATCCGCGTCCCCTTCATCGACGTCAAAGGCCCGTCCGGCGTCAATCTCGCCGAGCGCTTCGGGGACGAGTTCGTGGGCGTGAGGATCACCGATCTCGACGGCGGCGAGGCCGACGAGCTGGTGATCCGTTTCCGGCGCCGGAAGCCCTATCTGCAGCCGCCGCCGGTCGACACCGAGTTCACCGCCGCCCTCGGCTGGGACCCTCGGGGCGCCCTTGTCACGGGCACCTACAAGTACCAGCGCACACAGTATTCCGGCGATCCGGAAGGCGGGCAGGAGATGAACCTCGTCTGCCGATCGGCCGACTTCACCGATGCCCTGAAGCGGGTCGATACCGAGCATTTCGACGCGGAGACCGGACACCGGACCTATGGCGACGTCCTCGACGAGCTCGCCCGGCGCGCCGGGCTGTCGACGGCGATCGACGACGAGCTGAGGGCAATTCCGCTCGCTGGCGGCTATCTCCTGCGCTGGAAGCAGTCTGCGATCGGCTTTGCCTCCGATATCGCCGAGGAGCTTGGTGCGATCGTCAAGCCGCAGGCCGGCCGTTTGACCGCACGGCGCAAGGGCTCCTTTGCCTCTCCAAGCGGATCGGACCTGCCGGATGTGAGGATCCCGTTCGACCCGAACTATGCCTGGCAGGTCGACCTGGAGCCGCGCTTTGGCCAGTTCGAGGTGGCAGCTGGCTGGTTCGACGCAGGCAAGGGTCGGCCGGAAGAGACTTTGAAGGCGCTTGGAAACGGGATTGCGCGTTTTGCGATGCCGCACATCGCGCCGTCGATCGACTTCGCGAAGGCCGCGGCCGAAGGCACCGCACGTCGTCTTGAAGCGGAGACCGCGACGGGCTTCTTCCAGTTTGCCGGAGACGCGACGGCCGTCGCCGGCGCGCGGGCCGTCGCGGAGGGCTACGGGCCGGACGTCGACGCGGTGAACTGGGAGATCAGGGCCGTCTACCACGAGGCCGGCCCGGACATGGGCTGGACGACGACGATCGAGACGGAGCTGGCTTGGTGAGAGGCGAAAGGGTGGTCGAGACGTGAGTTGAGGACGACGGGCCGGGCAAACCCGGCGCGGGGGCGTGGTTTGCGACGTCGTCCCCGCTGGCGCCACAGAAGACAACGCCACCGCCGTCGCCGGCCGAAGCCGGTCGGGGGAGGGTGGACGAAATGTCTTAGGAAATTGTTATGACCGACTTCCTGGAAGTCGAACCCGTTCAGCCGGCTGCCGGCTATCGCGGAGGAAAGCGGAATCTTGCCAAGCGTTTGATTCAACGGATCGAGGCGGTGCCGCACATCGCTTACGCCGAGGTTTTCGTCGGCATGGGCGGGATCTTCCTGCGCCGGCGTCGAGTGCCGAAGGCCGAGACGATCAACGACCGGAGTGGCGATGTCGCCAACTTCTTTCGGATCCTGCAGCGGCACCACACCCCGTTCATCGAGATGCTGCGCTATCAGGTTGCCTCGCGCCGGGAGTTCGAGCGGCTGAAGGCTGAACGGCCGGAAACGCTGACCGACCTCGAACGCGCAGCGCGCTTCCTCTACCTCCAGCGGCTCGCCTTCGGCGGCAAGATCGTCGGACGGAGTTTCGGCTACACGCCGACGCGGACGTCCAGCTTCAATCCGCTCACGCTGGCGCCACAGCTGCAGGCAATCCACGAACGCCTCGCCGGTGTCGTCATCGAGGAACTGGACTGGGCCGACTTCATCCGCCGCTACGACCGACCGGGCATGCTGTTCTATCTCGATCCGCCCTACTGGGACGGCGAAGACGACTACGGTGTCGGCGTCTTCGGCCGCGAAGACTTCGCCGAGATGGCCGAGCAGCTGCGCGACCTGAAGGGCCGCTTCATCCTCTCGATCAATGACCGGCCCGAGGTCCGTGAGATCTTCAGCGACTTCGCGATGGAGGCGGTCGAGGCGAGCTATTCCCTGGCCCGCGAGAAACGCCGGGCCTTCGGGGAACTGATCGTTTCGGGAACTGGCAGAGCGTGATAGCGGGAGGCTCCCGACCATCATGATGCAGCCGCATGGAGACGTCCGCGATGATTGATCGAGATGCTGTTCGACGGCAGGCGAGAAGCACCTGCGGATGGGGCCGACGAGGCCTGATCGCCCTGGCCCTCGTTCTGTCCGTGCTGGTATCGCCTGCTTTCGCCGACCCGATCGAGGGCAGGGTCAATGCCGTTATTGACGGCGACGGCCTCGTCGTCGCTGGCACTGAGATCAGGCTCTGCGGTATCGACGCGCCGGAGGCGACGCGACCCGGAGGATTTGAGGCGACGGCTCATCTGCGCGCGCTCGTCGAAGGAAGAACCGTGCGCTGTTTGCCAGTGGGGGAAGGCTCGGTCTGCGACGGCCTCTCGCGACCGACGAGCTACGACCGCATCGTCGCCCAGTGCTTCGTCGGCGACCTCGACCTTGCCGGCGACCTCGTCCGCCACGGCTTCGCTCGCGACTGGCCGCGCTATTCGGGGGGTGCTTACGGCGGCTGACCGCTGGTCTTTAAAGAATGTTCGAAGGAGCTTCGAGCGGCATTCGAACCGGTCTCAACGCACCATCTTGGCTCCGGTCGCCGTGTTCGACTGGACCATGGTGATCACATCGCGGGAGCCGCACTTGCGGCAGCGAAGCGGGAAGCGCCGGTTGATATAGGCCGCATTCGGCCCGAATGCCGCGATCAGCTCGTCGAGGATCGGCATGGAGTGGATGCAGTCGCGGTTCTGGCAGAAGGCCTTCAATCCCATGCCGAGCTCCCGCAGATGGCCGAGGCTGTCGGCGGGATAGTCTTTCAAGGCTCCAGATACCGCGTGGCCGTGTCGGCCCTTTCCTGCGGACCGTGTAGTTCGACGATCCGGTCCATGACAGCGGCCCAGTGCTGCGCGGTCTCTTTGTCGTTCTCCTTGTAGGCCTTGTTCCGTCGCCATTTGGCTTCCGACCACGCTCCCCGCGGTTGCGTGGCGAGGAGAAGAACGTCTGCCGCCATCCGGACGGCGCGGCGTCTGGCGACCCGGACCTTCCGATGGCCTGCGATGAAGTCTGTCAGCGAAGAGAGGGGTTGTTTGAGCCAGCTGCGCATCGGCGCCTCTTTCACGATTTGCCGACAGCTTACAAGCGCGTCAAAACAGCCGCAAAACTGTTGCCATTCGATCTTGCGCGGCCCGCCATTCGTTTTTGCGCGCTACAGCGGCCATCCGGGGCGCTCGTCTATCAGCCGGCCGACGGGTCCAACCTGTCGGTCGAGCAGTTCGATCGGCTGAAGGCGGAGCTGGAAAGCGGCTATTCAGGCGCCGGCACTGCTGGCCGGCCAATGCTGCTGGAGGGCGGGCTCGATTGGAAGGCGATGGCCCTGACACCGAAGGACATGGACTTCATGGAGGCAAGGCACGGAGCGGCGCGGGATATCGCGCTCGCCTTCGGCGTGCCGCCGATGCTGCTCGGGATTCCCGGCGATTTGACCTATGCGAATTATGCCGAGGCGAACCGGGCCTTCTACCGGCTGACGGTGCTGCCGCTGATCCAGCGGATGACGGGCGCGATCGGCGCCTGGCTCGGCGGCCATCTCGGAGACGCCGAGGTGAAGCTCGGGATCGATCTCGATGCGGTGGAGGGGCTCTCCGCCGAGCGGGAGGCGCTCTGGGCCCGCGTGAGCGCAGCGGATTTTCTAGGCCGAGACGAGAAGCGCCAAGCGGTCGGTTATGGTCGCGACGACTGAAATCAAGCTTCCAACCCGATTCAGGGCCTGCGGCACACAAAAAGACAGCACCGCTCGAGAAGAGGGTGCTGTCAAACGACTGCCACGACATCAAGATTTCAGGACAGGTGCAAAGGTGCAACAGATCGTTCAAATTGTCAAGACAGAATCTGAGTGGTCGGGAACTTGACCATGGCGGGCCCGTCGACATCGGCGTTCGCCGCGGACCAGAGGGTCGTCATCATGGGCTATGCGGCCCTTTTCGGACGGCCGGACCTGTCGGGCGACATCATCGAGCCGGGCGCATTCGCGGCGTCGCTCATGACGAGAGGCGCGCGGAACATCCGCATGCTCTGGCACCATGATCCGGCGCGCCCGGTGGGGCGCTGGAACGTGATCCGCGAGGACCGAAACGGGCTCTATGCCGAGGGGGAAATCGCCTCGGGTGCATTGGCCGGCCGCGAGGCGGCGGCGCTGATCGCGGCGGGGGCCCTCGACGGCCTATCGATCGGCTTCCGCACCAAGCTCGCGCGCCGGGCGAGTCCGCCGCATCGAAGGCGGCTGGTGACGATTGATCTATGGGAAATCTCGCTCGTCTCCTTCCCGATGCAGGAGGGCGCGCGCCTGAGGGCGCCGGGCGAGGGAGGACGCTCGGGCGCCCTAACGAACGGGCGGCTCGGGACCGTGGGGTCTGCCCGGGCCCTGCCGAACTGACCGCGCCGCGGTTTCAGCCTGAACAATCGAACAAGCAAGAGGAGTTCGTGAGAATGAACGAGAGCATCAGCGCGCCTGAAATCAAAGCGCATGGCAGCGAGATGGACGCCTCGCACGAGCGCTTCATGAGCGTTTTCGAGAATTTCCGCGAGGCGAACGATGAGCGTCTTGCGCAGCTCGAAAAGCGGATGAGCGCCGACGTTGTGACCGAGGAGAAGGTCGATCGCCTGACCAAGGCGCTCGACGAGCAGCAGCGGCGCATGGAGCGGCTGACGCTGAAGAGCACGCGGCCGCGCATCGGCCTCGACGAGAAGCAGGCGGATGCTGCTCCGAGCGAACATAGACAGGCCTTTGAGGCCTATGCCCGCGGCGGCGACGAGAGCGGTCTGCGGCAACTCGAGGCGAAAGCGATGTCGCAGCTGACGGGGGGCGATGGTGGCTTCCTGGTGCCGGACGAGACGGAGACGGAGATCGGTCGCCGGCTGGCGGCGATCTCGCCGGTGCGCGCGGCTGCGACCGTGCGGACCGTGTCGGCGGCTGTGCTGAAGAAGCCGTTCGCGATTTCCGGCGCCCAGACCGGATGGGTGGGCGAGACGGAAATCCGTCCCGAGACTAGCGCGCCGCAACTGGCGGAACTGAGCTTCCCGACCATGGAACTCTACGCCATGCCGGCGGCGACCAACGCGCTGCTCGACGATGCGGCAGTCGATCTCGACCGCTGGATCGGCGAGGAGGTGGAGCAGGCCTTCGCCGCGCAGGAAAGCCAGGCTTTCGTCAACGGCGACGGCGTGAACAAGCCTCGCGGCTTCATGACCTATCCGACGGTGGCGGAACATGCCTGGAGCTGGGGCAATGTGGGTAGCCTGAACACTGGAGCAGACGGGGCGTTCGCAGCCGGAGAGGCGGCCGACAAGCTGATCGACCTCGTCTATGCACTGAAGGCGGGCTACCGCCAGAACGCCAGCTTCATGATGAACCGACGGACCCAGGCAATGGTGCGCAAGCTGAAGGACGCGGACGGCAACTATCTTTGGCAGCCGCCCTCGGCGGCCGGCGCCCGCGCCTCACTGATGGGCTTCCCGCTGATCGAGGCGGAGGACATGCCGGACGCGGAGGCCGGGGCGAACGCGATCGTCTTCGCCGACTTCAAGCGGTTCTATCTCGTAGTTGACCGCCAGGGCGTGCGGGTGCTGCGCGATCCCTATTCCGCCAAACCCTACGTCCTCTTCTACACGACGAAGCGCGTGGGCGGTGGAGTTCAGGACTTCGATGCGGGCAAGGTGCTGACCTTCTCGGTCTGATCGCGCCTCAGGACTCATCGAAGCGGTGCCGGCGTTCCTCCCCCGCCGGCACCGATTGATTTTCTCACAGCGAAAGGATCAAGCCGTGCTCGTGGTTGATCTTGGCAGCGGAACCGCGCCGGTCAGTGTCAGCGAATTGAAGGAGTGGGCCCGGATCGCGCGTGACGACGAGGACCAAACGATCGGGCTCCTGGTCGCGGCGGCGACATCTGCCGTCGAAGCGGCGACCGGGCTGGCGCTGTCGCGGCGGCAATTTCGCCTGGTGGTCGAGAAGCGACCGAGGGACGGCGTGATCGGAGCGGCGAAGCGGCCGGTGGTGAGCGTGGATGCCGTGGTCGGCACCGGGTTCGATGGGGCGGAGATCGACTTCGATCCTGCCGTCGATGCCGAGATATCGGCGGATGGAAGCGCTATCAAGCTGTCCTCCTCCGTCTGGGCGGCGAGCCCAAACGGGGTTCAGGCAACCGTGACGGCGGGGCTTCTGCCGGACGAGGTGCCGGCTGGTGCGAGACACGCGATCCTCGTCGCGGCGGCGAGCTGGTTGGAGACGCGGACCGCCGTGGACAGCGGGGCGCGCCCGGTGCTGCCGAACGCGGAGTTGCGTCTCGTCCGGTCGCTGAAGACGGTGCGGATCTGATGACGGCAAAACGGTTGTTCATCGATCCCGGCCTTCTGCGCGAACTTGCGGTGCTCGAGAGGCCTTCTGAGACGCCGGACGGGATGGGCGGCGCACTGATCGAGTGGGTCGCGGTCGGGTCGGTCTCAATTCATATCGAACCCGTCTCGGCACGGCGCTTCGAGCGGTTCGACCAGGCGCAGGGGGAGACCCGACTTCGGGTGCTTTGCCGCACGGCCGAAACCATTGTGCGCGGACGCCGGTTTCGCATCGGCGAGCGGCGGCTCTTCATCGAGGCGGTCTACGATCCCGATGAAAGCGGGCGCTATCTGCTCTGTCTGTGCCGGGAGGAGGCGCAATGAAGTTCGAATGCCGAACCAACGTGGCGAGCCTGCGGTCTCGTCTTTCGAAAGTATTGGCTCGAACCTCGCGCAGAGATGGTCGGAAGAGCGACAACGCCGAAGCTTTCGGTTCGAACTGGATACTCGGCCTGCCAACGACATCGGGATTTCGGGCCAAGGATTTCGCGTTGCGGCCGTCCGGCGAAGGGCCGGATCGTGATGGACTTACTAAAGTGTGAAAAAAATGATCGCAATTTTTCGCGCATGCGCGATGAAAGTGCGCCATTATCACAACATATGAAAATGTGTGACACGGCGAGAACTGCTCGAAGGAGGTAAGAGCCTTGGCGCATCCAAGTTCTGAACTGCAGCGATCGATTTTCAACGCGCTCACCGGCGACCCGGCGCTGACGGGGCTGCTCGGCGGGCCGAAAGTTTTCGATCGTCGGCCGGAGCGGGCGGCGTTTCCGTATCTGACACTCGGACGGACCACCGTGATGGACTGGTCGACCGGGACCGAGGACGGATCGGAACACATCCTCACCCTGCATGTCTGGGCCAAGGGCGGCGGCAAGCAGGAAACCTACGAGATCATGGACCGGGTTTCGAAGAAGCTCGATGATGCGAACCTGCCGCTGGAGGGCCACCAGCTGGTGAACCTGCGGCTCCAGTTCGCCGAAGCGCGTCAGGAACCGGACAGCACCACCTATCATGGGATCCTGCGGTTCCGTGCAGTGACCGAACCGCTGGCCTGACGGCCCCGCATTACCAACCAATATCCGACATCAATCGAAAGCGGCTCGTGAGGGCCGCTTTTTTGTTGTCCGAACGGCTCGAAAGGACTTCGCTCATGGCAGCGCAGAAGGGCAAGGATCTGCTTCTGAAGATGGACGAGACCGGCGAGGGGAGTTTTGCCACCATTGCCGGCCTGAGGGCGCGGAAACTCGCCTTCAACGCCGAGAGCGTCGACGTGACCGATACCGAGAGTGCCGGTCGTTGGCGCGAACTCCTGGCCGGGGCGGGCGTGCAGCGGGCGTCGCTTTCGGGAAGCGGCATCTTCAAGGATGCGGGGTCAGACGCGGCGCTCCGCTCGGCGTTCTTCGAAGGCCGGATCGAGGCATTCCAGGCGGTGATCCCGAATTTCGGCCGCGTGACCGGGCCGTTCCAAGTGACGGCCCTCGAATATTCCGGCGAGCACAATGGCGAAGTGACGTTCGAGATCGCGATGGAATCGGCCGGAGTGCTCAGCTTTGCGGCCCTCTGATCCGATGTTCGCGAACCGCCGCCGCGGCGAGGTTCCGGCGGTCATCGACGGGACGGAACGACGCCTTTGTCTGACGCTGGGGGCGCTGGCCGAGCTGGAGGCGGCGTTTGAGGCGGACAACCTTGCGGCGCTTGCGGCGCGGTTCGACACGGGGCGCCTTTCCGCGCGCGACCTGACCATCATCATCGCGGCGGGGCTGCGAGGGAGCGGCGAGCCAGTCTCTGCCGACGAGGTCTCGGCGATGCGGTTCGAGGATGGCGTTGCCGGCGCCGCGCGAATTGCGGTCGAGCTGCTGACGGCGGCGTTCGGCGGCAGGGAATCGGGCGAGGGGGCGTTGGAGGCCGGCTCAAACCCCCGGACGCCGCGACGGGAGACCGCCCGGCCGTCGCGGCCTTTCCCTGGGACGACGCCCTCCGCTTCGGCTTCGGCGTCCTGAAACTCGGCGCCGAGCGATTCTGGGCACTGACGCCGCGTGAACTGGCGGCGGCCTTTTCCGCCTTCGAGCCGAAGCTCGGGGGCTTTGCGCCCACGCCGGGCGACCTCGACGCACTGATGCGGCGCTTTCCCGACCAATTTTAGGACATTCAGGCGATGGAAGAGGATGAAACCATCCGCGTTCACATGAGCGCGGATACGGCGGAGCTGACGGCTGCGCTCGACGATCTCTCCCGGCGGGCGAGCCAGTTTGGCTCCGCGCTGACCGGAGCGTTGAAGGGAGCCGTCAGCGGTGGCAAGTCGCTCGACCAGGTGATGCGGGGATTGGCGCAGCGAATTTCCGACATCGCGCTCGAGGCGGCGTTGAAACCGTTGGAGAACCTGTTTTCGAGCGCGATCGGCGGCGTGCTTGGCGGTGGTGGCGCGGGATCGATCACGCCGTTCGCCAAGGGCGGCGTCGTCGCGGCCCCGCAGTTCTTTTCGAGCGGCGGCGGGCTTGGCGTCATGGGCGAGGCGGGTGCGGAGGCGATCCTGCCGCTGCAAAGGGGCGCGGACGGACGGCTCGGGGTGGCGGCGCCGGGTGGCCCGGGGAGCGGACGGACGATCGTCTTCAACGTCTCGACACCCGATGCCCAGAGCTTTCGGAAATCCGAGATGCAGATCCACGCGATGCTGGCGCGTGCGGCCGGCCGCGGCCAGCGGGGGCTTTGAGCGATGACGGCCCCGGCCTTCAGCGAAGAGCGCTTTCCGCTCCGCGTCGCTTTCGGTGCCAGCGGCGGGCCGGAGCGGCGCGTGGAGATCGTTCGGCTCTCGACGGGTTTCGAGCACCGCAACCAGCGTACGGCTCATGCGGTGCGCCGGTACGATGCGGGGTCGGGGGTCAGAAGTCTGGCCGATCTGGCCGAGGTGGTCGCGTTTTTCGAGGCGCGGCGCGGAAAGCTCGTCGGCTTCCGCTTCCGCGATCCATTCGACTGGCATTCGGGTGCGTTCGGCAAAACGCCGAGCGCCTTCGATGCGGCGTTGGGCTCGGGTGACGGGAGCCGGCGAAAATTTCCGCTTCTGAAGCCCTATGGGAATGGCGCGGACACCTATTGGCGACCGATCGACAAGGCGGTCGCGGGAAGCCTGCTGGTTGCCCTCGGTGGAAACGAGGTCGCAAGCGGCTTCCAGCTGTCCGAGGGCGGAGACGCGGTCGTCTTCGATGCGGCGCCCGCTGCGGGCGTGCTGGTTCAGGTCGGTTTCGCCTTCGACGTGCCGGTGCGGTTCGACATGGATCAGCTCTCGGCGAACGTGACGGCCTTCGAGGCCGGCGAGATTCCCTCCATTCCGCTCGTGGAGATCAGACCATGAAGCAGTTTCCTTCAGCTCTGAGAGCCGCCTTGAAGGGGCCGGTGACCACACTTGCCGAATGCTGGCGCATCACGCGCGAGGACGGTGTGGTCCTCGGTTTTTCGGACCATGACGCGGATCTCGAATTCGACGGTACGCGCTTCGAGGCGCGGACCGGGCTGACCGCGAGCGAGGCGGAGAGTGAGCTCGGGCTCGCGAGCGAGACGCGGGAGGTCGCGGGCGCCTTGAGTTCGGCGCGCATCGAGGAGGCGGACATCGCGGCGGGACGCTATGACGGCGCTCGCGTGGAGACGTTCCTGGTGGACTGGACCGATCCGGTCGCCGCTCATGCGCGCACGGAGGTCCTTTCGATCGGCGAGATCAAGCGAGGCGATCTCGCCTTCACGGTGGAACTGCGCTCGCGAATGGCCGATCTCGACCGCGTCCGCGGCCGGCTCTACCGACGGCAATGCGACGCCTCGCTCGGCGACCATCGCTGCGGAATCGATCTCGAGGACGCGGGATTGAAGCGGAGCGGCACCGTTACCGGGCTTGGGGAGCGGTCGGTGACGGTCGCGCTGTCGGCTGCGATGCCGCTCGATCGCTATCGGCATGGCCATCTGCTTTTCCAAAGCGGTCCGGCTTTAGGTCTCAAGGCCGAGATCGCCTATGGCGAAGAGGCCGGAAGCGGCGAGGTGCTCTTCGCGCTGACGCAGCCGTTGCAGACTCTGCCTGTCGTTGGGGATGCCGTCGAGGTGGCCGAGGGTTGCGACAAGCGGTTCGCGACCTGCCGCGACCGGTTCGCGAATGCCGAGAGCTTTAGAGGCTTTCCGCATCTGCCGGGCGGCGATGCCGCGCTCGGAGTTGCCAAGGAGGTCGGCGGTCACGACGGGCGGCCGCTGGTGCCATGACGGAGATTTCGACCGCGGCGGACGGGGCGCCCGCGGCGCGGGTGGTCCGTTTGGCGGAGGCCTGGCTTGGAACGCCCTACCGACATCAGGGAAGCCGAAAGAGCGTGGGCTGCGATTGTCTCGGTCTGGTTCGGGGCGTTTGGCGCGATCTTTACGGTGAGGAGCCGGAGCGACCGGCGCCCTATGCGGTCGACTGGGTGCTCGATCGATCGGGCGAGCGGCTGCTCGAGGCCGCCGGGCGGCATCTGGTCGCGAGTGAATGCCGGCGGCCCGAACCGGGTTCGGTGGTGCTCTTTCGCTGGCGCAATCGGTTGCCGGCGAGCCATTGCGGGATCGTCGACGGCGGCGGGCGGCTGATCCATGCCTATGACGGCAGCGCGGTCGTGCGGTCGGCGATGCCGGAGCCCTGGATGCGACGCATCGCAGGCATTTTCCAGTTTCCTGAAGACGTGAGGTGAGCGGCCAATGGCGACGCTTCTTCTGCAGACGGCGGGTTCCTTCATCGGCGGGGGGATCGGTGGGCCGATCGGAGCGATCCTGGGCCGCGCGGCGGGCAGGCTCGCGGGCGCCGCGATCGACAACGGCCTGTTCGGCACGACCGAGAAGCGGGAAGGCCCGCGCCTCGACGCCGTCCGCTTCATGCAGGCCGACGAAGGCGGCGGAATTCCGCGCATCTACGGAACTGCGCGTGTGGCGGGTCAGGTGATCTGGGCTACGCGATTCGAAGAGCAGATCGAGACCGAACGCCAGGGCGGCAAAGGCGGTCCGCCGAGCGTCGAGGTGACGACCTACAGCTATTTCGGCAATTTCGCGGTGGGGCTTTGCGAAGGGCCGATCGCCGGTATTCGCCGGATCTGGGCCGACGGCGAGGAACTCGACCAGACCCGATACGACATCCGAGTCTATCGTGGCCGGGAGACCCAGGACGGCGATCCGCTGATCGAGGCAAAGCAGGGCTCCGGCAACGCGCCGGCCTATCGGGGCCTTGCCTATCTCGTCTTCCAAAGGCTGCCTCTGGAGCGTTGGGGCAATCGCATCCCGCAGATCTCCTGTGAGGTGATGCGGCCCGTCGGCGACCTGGAAAACCGGATCGAGGCGATCACGATCATTCCAGGCGCGACGGAGCACGGGTTCGACCCCGAACCGGTTCGCGAGGAGATCGGCGAGGGCGAAGACCGCATTCTCAACCGGAACGTGACCTTCGGCGAGAGCGACTGGACCGCTTCGATCGACGAGATGGACCGGCTGTTGCCGAAGCTTTCGCGCGCGGCCCTCGTCGTTGCCTGGTTCGGCGACGATCTCAGGGCCGGTCATTGCGAAATCCGGCCCGGTGTCGAGATTCGCGAACGCAAGGAAGACGAGGCCTGGCGGGTCGGCGAGACCGATCGTGCGGAGGCGCGGCTCGTCTCGCGCATCGACGGCGCGCCGGCCTATGGCGGGACGCCGAGCGACAAGGGTGTCGTGCGCGCGATCGAGGATCTGCGGGACAGGGGGCTTGCGGTCACATACTATCCGTTCCTGCTGATGGACGTGCCGCCGGACAACGACCTTCCCGATCCCTATGGGGGTTCGCGGCAGGCGGCGTTTCCATGGCGCGGCCGGATGACGCTCGATCGGGCCGAGATCGTCTCGGGCAGCGCGGACCGGACGGCGACGGCGCGGGCCGATATCGAGCGCTTCGTCGGCACGGCCTCGCGTCACGATTTCGTCTGGGAAAACGACCGGCTGCGCTATCACGGGCCGGAGGAGTGGTCCTATCGCCGGATGATCTTCCATCAGGCGCATCTCGCCGAGCGGGGCGGGGCCTCGGCTTTCGTGATCGGTTCGGAGATGCGTGGGCTCACGCGAATTCGAGATCATCAAGGCCGGTTTCCGTTCGTCGAGGCGCTCATCGCGATCGCCGCCGAGATCAAGGCGATGATGCCCGGCGCCATCGTGACCTATGCGGCGGACTGGAGCGAATATGCCTGCTACAGGCCGGCGGACGGAACGGGCGAAGTCCATTTCAATCTCGATCCGCTCTGGGCTTCGGATGCGATCGATGTCGTCGGGATCGACAATTACCTGCCTTTGTCGGACTGGCGCAGCGATGGAGAGCCGGGCGAAGAGACGCCGTCGCAGTATGATCGTGACGCGCTCGCCGGGGACCTCGACAGCGGGGAATGGTTCGACTGGTCCTATGCGACACCTTCGGACCGGCGCGCCGGGATCAGGACGCCGATCACTGACGGCGCTGCCGGCAAGCCGTTCGTCTACCGGGACAAGGACATTGCCGGCTGGTGGTCGCAATCTCATCGAAACCGGATCGGTGGCGTGGAGACCGGGTTGCCAACGTCCTGGGTGCCGATGTCGAAGCCGATCTGGTTCACCGAACTCGGCTGCCCGGCGATCGATCGGGGTGGCAACCAGCCGAACGTATTCGTCGATCCGAAATCGTCCGAAAGCTTCACGCCCTATCATAGCAGCGGCTTTCGCGACGACCTCGCCCAGCGACGGTTTCTGGAGGCCTCGCTCTTAGGTTGGAAAGAGAAGATCGGACCGCTCGGCGCTGCGCTGAACCCGATCTCCCCGCTCTATGGTGGGCCGATGGTCGATCCGGGCGCGATCCATGTCTGGACCTGGGACGCACGGCCCTACCCGGCGTTTCCTCAGCGCACCGATCTCTGGACTGACGGCACCAATTGGCGCCTCGGCCACTGGCTGAACGGGCGCCTTGCCAATGCGCCGGCCGACGCCCTGATCAAGGCGATCCTGGAGGACCATGGCATTACCGGATACGATGTCTCCGGCGTCGAGGCGGTGCTCGACGGCTATATCGTCGACGGCCCGCGCACGGCGCGCGAGGAGATCGAAACCATCCTCTCGCTGATCGGCGGCGTCGCCGTCTGCTCGGACGGCATCCTCAAGTTTGCGTCCCTGTCCCGCAGAAGCGGCGAGCACGGGATCAAGGCGCTCGTGGATGGCGAGGGGCCGATTGTCGAGCTGCGGCGCAGCGAGGCCGGCGAACGGCCCGATGAGATCGCCATCCGTTATCTCGACCCGGACCGAGCCTATCAGCCCGGAACCTCCTCGGCCGCACGGGACGGAATTCTGATTCCGCGGACAGGAGTCTCGACCTTTCCGGCGGTGCTCAATTCCGAGCTCGCGGAGCGGTACGCGGCACGCTTGATGGGTGAGAATGGCCCGGCGCGCGAAGAGATGCGGTTTGCGCTCGCGCCGAGCGAGGCGGCGATTGAGGCCGGCGATGTGCTGACCTTCGATGACCGGGAGGGACGCTGGCTCGCGGTGCGCATCGAAAGTGGCGACGAGCGCCGGATCGAGGCGCGGCGGCTCGTGCCGAGCGAGGCGGTGGGCTCGGGTGTCGGACGAAGCGCCGAAGGCGTCGTCGTTCCGGCAAAACCGGTCGTCGCGTCACGGCCTTTCCATGCTCTCGTCGATCTGCCGGTTTTGCCGGGCCGCGCGACCGGCGGCGCGGCGGTAGCGCTTCACGCAAGGCCGTGGATGCCGTTCGTCGTCTTCGCCGGCAGCGGCGAGGGGCGCCTAACGCACCGCACCGTCGTCGATATCCCGGCGACCCTTGGACGCCTTACGGAGAATTTCCGCCCAGGCGTCTTCGGCGTGATCGACCATACCGCGAGTATGACCGTACGGCTCGCGCGCGGAACGCTTTCGAACGTCACCCGCGACGGGCTGCTCGCCGGCGAGAATGCGGCCGCGCTGATCGCCGAGGACGGCCGAGTCGAAGTCTTCCAGTTCCAGGACGCGGAGGAAATCGCGCCTGGCACCTTCCATCTCGCCGTCTTCCTGCGCGGCCAGGCGGGTACGGAGGCTGACGCGTCCGTGCCGTTCTTCGAAGGCACGCGTTTCGTTCTGCTGAACGACGCGTTGCGGAGGCTCGATCTCGACGAAAGCGAGATCGGCCGGAGCCTGAAGATCAGGTTCGCGCCGGTGGGACGCCCGCTCGACGATCCGGCGGTGATCGAGACGACAGCGGTTATGGGCCTCAGAGCCGTCGAGCCCTATGCGCCCGTCCATCTTCGTGCCGGCTTCGAGGCGAACGGCGACTGCCGGCTCGGCTGGATCCGCCGCACCCGGATCGGTGGCGACAGCTGGGAGGCCGAAGAGGTCCCGCTCGGGGAGGAGCGGGAACTCTATCGCCTGACGATCTCGGTCACCGGTTCGCCATCGCCTTCTCTGACACTGGACGTCGCCGATCCTGACTTCCAGCTTAGCGCGGACCTTCAGACGGAGACCTTCGGTGAATTGCCGGCGCGGCTCACCGCAAGTGTTGCTCAGGTCTCGCCGGTCTGGGGCCCGGGCAAGGCCACGAGCCGGACCTTCCAGCGCCCACAAGCCTGACCTGCCTCACAACGAAAGGAGAATGCCATGCAGAACGAAAAGAAGTGGTACGAGTCGCGCACGGTTTGGGGCGGTCTGGTCGCGCTGGCGGCGGCAATGGCCGGACTTGCAGGACTTCAGATCCCTGGTCCCGCCCAGGAAGCGCTGACGACGGCCATTCTTGACACGGCGACGGCGATCGGCGCGCTGGTGGCGATCTACGGACGTCTGGCGGCTGAAAAAACGCTACGCTGA